CATCTCAGACGTCCGAAGCGTAGCTTCGACGGGGCGCCAGGCGTAGACCCGGCCACGAACCCACACATCAGTTCAACCCCGTGACCGGAAAGGTCAAATTCAAATGGATCGCAACAAGATCGCAAACCTCTCAGACCTTCGCACCGAGGTTCTCGAGGAGCTCGACACCGAGCTTCGCGAGGAGTTCGCTGAGAAGCGTACCGAAGAGCTCACCGTCGAAGGTGTGACTGAGCGCGTCGAGCTCGGCGAGGCCATCAAGGCCGTTGCCGAAGAGCTCGCCGACCGCAAGGCCGCCGAAGAGGCCACGCCGGCCCCGTCTGAAGAGGACCTCGCTGCCGCTGCCGCTGCCGCCGATGCTCTCGTCGATGAGGCCACCCCAGCTGAGGCCGCTCCGGCCGAGGCTGAGCTCGCCGTCGAAGAGGCTGCCCCGGTCGAGACTGCTCCGGAGGCTCCGGCCGCCGAGGACATCGTTCCAGAGGCTCTGGCCCCTGAGGCCGTCGCTGCCGCCGCCGACATCACGCCGGCCTCGGTTGAGACTGACCTCGAGGTTGCCGCCGGACCGCTCACCGCGCCGGCCAGCATCACCGCGGGTGGAGACATCCCATCGGTGACCGCCGGTTCGCCACTGGCGGACATGAAGGCAGTCTCCAACGCCTTCGTCGCCCGTCGCAGTGCCTTCCGCGGCCTCTCCAAGGAAGGTGATGGCGAGCAGGTCGTCGTCGCCTCCATCCGCGCCGACTACCCTGAGGAGCGCAAGCTTCACAGTGGCGAGCTCGAGCGGAACATGGAAAAGATCGAGGACGCAGCCGGATCGGACGCGCTTGTCGCTTCCGGTGGTCTGTGCGCCCCGCTCGAGCCGTACTACGGCATCCAGGTCATCAGCCAGGCCGCGCGCCCGGTTCGGGATGCTCTTCCGAAGTTCGGCGCCGACCGCGGTGGTGTCCGGTTCCTTCCCCCGCCGGTTCTGAGCGACGTTAACGACGCCATCGGCGTCACCACGGCCGCCCAGGACGTCGGTCCGTATGGCGACACGGAGGGCGACACGCCCTTCAAGCCGTGTCTGCACGTCGTCTGTGGCGTAGAGGAAGAGGTCACGGTCTCGGCCATTCACCGTTGCCTGACCTTCGGTAACTTCGCCGCCCGTACCTACCCGGAGCAGGTCGAGGCGTGGCTCGCGCTCGCCATCGCTGCGCACGCACGTCGCGCAGAGACCCTGATCCTCGATGCCATCGATGCGGCAAGCATTCAGACCACCGCGGCTGCCAGCTACTCGGCCGTTCGGTCCCTGCTTCCGCAGATCGACCAGGCGGTCGCGGCCTACCGGTCGCGCAACCGCACGGCGGTTGGCCTCAAGCTTCGCATCCTCCTCCCAGAGTGGAGCAAGTCCCTCATCCGGGCGGACTTGGCGCGCAGCTTCCAGGGCAACGACCTTGACCCGTTGGGTGTCTCCGACGCCCAGATCGGTGCCTGGTTCACCGCCCGCGACGTCGTCCCGTCGTTCTACCTCGACACCGCAACTGGTGCCGGTCAGGTGTTCGGCGCTCAAGGCGCGGGCGTGCTCACCGCATTCCCGTCAACCGTCGTCTGGTATCTCTTCGTTGAGGGAAGCTTCGTCTTCCTCGATGGTGGGACCCTGGACCTCGGACTCGTCCGCGACTCCACGCTCAACCGGACCAACGACTACCAAATCTTCGCGGAGACCTTCGAGGCCGTCGCGTTCTTCGGTATCGAGTCCGTCAAGGTCACAAGCACGGTCTGCCCGAATGGCGTTCGCTCGCCTGAGGCGACCGGGGGCCCGAAGCCCTGCGCTTGATCCTTCATAACTAGATAACCCTGAGAGGGGGCGGTAGCTGGGATAGCCTGATTCCGGCTACCGCCCCCCTCTTTTCGCTAGGAACCGAGATAAAAGCATGGCTTCACTCGCACCGGCATTCGTAGTTGACCAACCGCATCTCTTCCCACCTGCGATCAGTCTTCTGACTGCAGCCGAGGTGATCGACATGTCGAATGAGCGGTGGGTCGGTGGCTACACATACCCACCGGAAGGCTGCGGCGAATACGACGTCTTCGAGCTCTGTGACACATTTGAAAAGAGCATTGCTAATTCCAGCCCTGCCGTCACCGGCACGCCATTTGGAATCGTTGCGAGTGACACCTGCTCGACATTCGGCTGGCAGGCCCGTGACTATAAGGCTCGCGCGATGCGCAAGCTGCTCGCCATCGAGTCTTTTGCCATCGAGCGCGAGTTGTGGACCAACAGTCTTGGTCTCAATACGGCCATCGCGGGGGCGTTTGCAACGGATGTCACTCCGGGCGGCACACCGGTACAGCCAGTTCGTATGATCGCGGAAATTGAGCAACAGGCCATAGACACATGTGGTGATGAGGGCGCACTTCGCTACATGATTCATATGACGCCTTACATGTTTGAGTACTTTCACGCGAGCTCTCCAATGGCACTCCGTCGTGAGGGTAACCGATACTTCACTCCGATGGACAATATCGTCGTCGTGGGTCGTGGCTACACTGGTTCTGGCCCAGCTGGCCAGGTAAAGACCGCCGCCCGCGAGTGGATCTATCTCACATCCACAGTTCAAGTTCGTCACTCACCGGCATTCAACACTCCAGACACGATGGTTAATGCGACTGATACCACGATCAACCAAGTAACCTTCTATGCTGAGCGTGCTGCCAGCGCCATCTTTGACACGAATTGCTGCCACCTCGCGCTTGCCGTTGACCGAGACGGGTAAAACCCGTGCCGGCCTTCGAGATTCCCAATACCCCAACTGCGGGTGTTAACCCGGCCACCTACACCGGCCAGGCTCAAGTTGACACTGGTGACATCGCGATCATCACAGCTGGTGATCTTGATACGGGTGCGATTTCCGGTGGTGTCGTTGTAGCTGGCGGTGGTATGACCGTCAATGTTTCCGCGTTCACCGGTCGTATTCAAGGAATTGGCGTTTCTGCACTTGCGGTGGCTGGTCTTATCATCGCACCTGCTGATCCAGTACTCGATCGCGTTGACCTCATTACGATTGACAGTGTCGGCACCATAGCGGTGCTTGTTGGTACAGCCAACGCGGTTCCATGCTACGCAGCCGTTCCTGCTGATCTAAATGGCAACCTGACCCGGGTGGTTCTCGCCGCGGTCTGGGTGCCGGCCCTGCTCGCAGCGGTCACCGTCAACGAGATCACGAGCAAGGCCGTCTATCTCCCCGCTGCGGCCGCTGGTGCAACCGGCGCGACCGGCGTCACCGGAGTCACAGGCCCGGCCGGCAGTGCCGGCCCAATCGGCGTCACTGGCGTCACAGGCGTGACTGGCGTCACAGGCGTGACTGGCGCAGGCTCGACTGGAGTGACTGGCGTCACCGGGCCGACTGGTCCGGCAGGAACGACCGGCGTCACTGGTGTCACCGGTCCGACCGGTGCAGGAGTGACCGGCGTTACTGGCGTTACTGGCGTCACAGGTGTGACAGGAGTGACGGGACCGGCCGGCGCAGGCTCGACCGGTGTGACGGGTGTGACCGGAGTCACCGGAGTTCAAGCAGGCAACGGTTTCAAGTTCAACTTCGATAGTGGAGCCGGCGGTGATCCGGGAGCTGGCGACTGGCGGTCTAACACCGGCGACCCGACCACCATGACAACACTGACAATTAGTGAGACGAATGCCCTCTCAGATAACATCGCCGGCTGGCTCGATGAATGGACCTTGAGCACCAACCTCATCAAAGCGATCGTCACCTTCCGCAAGTCAACTGACCCATCGGTGTGGGTGATGTTCCGCATCACCGCTGTGACCACTGACTTTGGCACCTACCGGTCATTCGGCGGTAGCATTGTCGATTCTAATGGAACCTTCACGAACGGCGACTCTACATTCGTTGACCTAAGCATCAATGGTGATGTCGGTACTACTGGCGTCACCGGCCCGACCGGCGTCACCGGCCCGACCGGCGTCACCGGCCCGACCGGCGTCACCGGCCCGACCGGCGTCACCGGCTCTACGGGTCCGACCGGTCCGACGGGTGTGACTGGGGTGACGGGTGCCGGCGTGACTGGGGTCACTGGTGTGACTGGTCCGACCGGTGTTACGGGCGTCACGGGACCTGCCGGTGCCGGTGTGACGGGCGTCACTGGTGTGACGGGCGTCACCGGCGCTGTCGGACCAACCGGAGTCACCGGAGTCACCGGAGTCACCGGAGTTACTGGTGCGGTGGGCCCCACTGGTGTGACTGGCGTTACGGGCGTTACGGGCGCGCTTGGTGGCGACTCATTCACTTACACCTATTCGACGACCACAACTGACTCCGATCCGGGTGCTGGAACCCTACGCCTAAACAGTGCTACCCCCGCATCTGTCACGTCCATCTTCATTGACCTTCTCGAATTTCTAGGCACCAATGTAACCGCGTGGCTTGATTCACTAGATGATTCAACAAACGTTACGGATCGTGGTTATGTCAAACTGTTCTCCAAATCCGATCCGACTCGTTGGCTTATTTTCAAATTGACCGCGGTGACAACGGTTGCGGGTTATCGCAAGCTTGTTGTTACCTATGTGTCGGATTCTGGAACCGCTCTTACCACAACGGGTGGTGACACGGTCATCACGTTCTCTCCCGCTGGTGATCTTGGGGCCACGGGCCCGACGGGTGTCACCGGGCCGACCGGTGTGACGGGTGTGACCGGAGTCACTGGTGTGACTGGTCCGACCGGTGTGACCGGTGTGACCGGTGTGACTGGCGCTGGTGTTACTGGCGTCACGGGCGTAACCGGGGTGACGGGTGCAGTGGGGCCGACCGGCGTGACCGGAGTCACAGGTGTGACCGGGGTGACGGGCGCAGTGGGGCCGACCGGCGTCACGGGTGTGACTGGCGTGACGGGACGACCCGGTGGTGAATCTGAGATCTACACGTTCTCCGCGACCACTACGGACTCTGACCCTGGTTCGGGGACGTTGCGTCTGAACAACGCGACGCTTTCGTTGGTCACCGAGATTTACGTCGACCTGCTGAATGCCGGCGGTGGGGATGTCACTGCCTGGTTGGATTCGCTAGACGATCAAATCAACCCGAACAAAGCCACCATCACCCTTCGGACGCTAACTGGTCCGAATACCAACTTTGCGAAATACAAGATGACATCGATGACCGCCCCCGCCGGATATCGTCGATTGATCGTCACCTATCTAGACAGCGGTGGCGCGATGTCTACCGGCGCATCGAACACGATGTTGCTGATAGACCGGTATGGCGACATCGGCCCAACCGGCGTGACTGGTGTGACCGGCGTCACGGGACCAATTGGACCGACTGGGGTTACGGGCGTCACGGGTGTTACCGGAGCTGCGGGCACCACGGGGGTTACGGGTGCAACCGGGCCTACGGGTGTGACGGGCGTCACCGGCGCTGTCGGACCAACCGGAGTCACCGGAGTCACCGGGGCGGGGGTCACCGGGGTCACTGGGGCCACCGGGGTCACCGGGGTCACTGGGGCCACCGGGGTCACCGGGGTCACCGGGGTCACTGGGGCCACAGGTCCAGGCGCGTCATGGAAAGAACCCGTCCGTGCCGCGTCGATTGGGAACGGCACGCTCGCGACGGCGTTCGTCGCTGGCGCGACCCTCGACGGGGTAGCGCTCGCGACCAATGACCGGATCTTGCTGAAAAACCAGACGACGGTGTTGGAGAACGGGATTCGCATTGTTGGTGCGGGGACACCGGCTCGTGCCGCCGATTTCGACACGGGGGCGGAGGCACTAGGGGCCGTCGTCCTCGTGAGCGAGGGAACGCGCAACAAGGACACGATCTGGAAGTGCACTAACGACGCGACCATCGTGATCGACACGACACCCCTCGCATTCACCCGAACAGACGCACATGTGAACTGGCAGGTGTTCTCGGCGAGTGGGACGGCAAACTGGGAGATGCCTGCCGGTGCGGCGCTGATCTACTACCGCCTGGTTGGAGCTGGCGCTGGTGGCGGCGAAGGGTGTGAGGCGTCTGGCGACGCGTTCGGCGGTGGCGGTGGCGGCGCGGGCGGTGTGAATGAGGGGTGGATCAACCCCAACGATATTGGCGTCGTAGGAACCATCGTCGTGGTCAGCGTTGGCGCTGGTGGCATCGGCGGTGATGTCGGTGACGGTGGCAATGGGGAGAACGGTACGGGGGGCGGCGACACGACGTTCGGGACACACGGCGCTGCTGGCGGCGGAATGGCTACGGACGGATCATTTATAAATGGGAATGGCGGAACCACCACGGCCGGTGTCGGAACCCTTGGGGCGTTCAAGTCGGACCGGACAACGGCCCTCGTTGGTCCACTCTTTACGGCTGCCGGTGGCGGTAACTCGTCGGTGGCGGCGGCGGGCCTCGCGGGTTTCACTGGTCATTATGCCAACCTGCCTGGAGGCGGCGGTGGTGGTGGTGGGTTGAGCTCCGCTAATGTGGAGCGGGCCGGCGGCGCTGGCGGTAACGGCGGCGATGGAACGACAACCGGTCTTGCGGGCGGCGCTGGCGGACCAGCGAGTGGTGGTGCTGGCGGGAACGGCGCCTCCGCTGCGGCTGATAGCGACGGCCGTTACAAAAACATGGGTGCCGGCGGCGGCGGTGGTGGCGGGGATAACACTGCTGGAGCAAACTCGGGGACGGGTGGTAATGGCGGCTACCCAGGCGGCGGTGGCGGCGGGAGCGGCGGCTTGGAGACGGGCGGCGTGGGGGTTACTGGAGACGCTGGAGACGGCGGCAATGGCTACGCCGAGATCATGACTATCTGTGGCAACCTGGAGTTCACGACATTATGAGCCTACAAGCATATGCCCTCTGCCGAGACTCTGATAACTACGTCATCAACACAATCATATGGGATTCAGTTGATGCCTCGACCGTCGACTTCGGGGAGGGGAAGACTGTCCGCCTCATTGGCAATTTCAAGGTATCCCCCGGCGATACCTTTGATGGGGTGACTCTGACCAAGGCGGTCCCCAAGCCTCTGACGGCGGAGGAAACGAACCGAAGGACGCTGCTCGACAAGGGTGCCCAGGCACTCGCGTCGAACGCCACCTACCTCGCGATCCCATCCCCCACCCAGGCCCAGGCAGGTGCCCAGGTCCAGTCGTTGACCAAACAGGTGAACGCTCTGATCCGCCTGGCATCGAGCTTGCTGGACACTACAGACGGCACCTGATGCGCCTCCACCTCGTTGGACTGCCCTACAGCAAGACCACCACGGATTTTGTGACGTGCGCCTTCACCAACAAAGTGGTGTCATTCGCACGGATGATGATGGCCGCCGGACACGAGGTCTACCTGTATGCGGCCGACGAGAATGATGCACCGTGCACCGAGCTAATCCCCATCCTCACCGACGAGGAACGGGTCGAATGGTTCGGAGAATGGAACCTCGCCGCTCTCCCCGGCGCGTTCTCGTTCGATGCGAACTATGTCGGGTGGCGCACATTCAACGCCCGGGTCGTGGGCGCGATCGCCGAACGAGCGGAACCCCGCGATATCATCTGCCTGTCGATGGGGACGGCGCAACGATCGGTCGCTACCGCGAACCCATCCCTGCTCACCGTTGAGTATGGTGTCGGCTATCCCGGCGTGTTCGCGCAGGCTCGTGCCTTTGAGTCGTACGCGTGGGCACATCATCTTGCCGCCAAGGAATGGGCTCAACCCACTGATGACGCGCGTTGGTTCGATGCGGTGATTCCCGGCGGATTCGACCCTGATCATTTCCACACCGACACAAAGGACGACTATCTCCTATTCGTCGGTCGTCTGATTTCTCGAAAGGGTCCTCACATCGCTGGCGAAATTGCCAAGCGAATGGGTCGTCGCCTGCTGCTTGCCGGTCCCGGTTGTAAGGCCCAAGGCCCCGGTTGGGTGGAAGCCGAGGACGGAACCCGCATCGAAGGCGATGTGGAACACATCGGTCCGCTCAACATCAAGGAACGTGCTGATGTTATGAGTCGCGCGACCACCCTCATCGTCCCAACCATCTACCTCGAGCCCTTCGGTTGTGTGGCCGTAGAGGCCATGATGTGTGGCACACCGGCCGTCGCTAGCGATTGGGGCGCCTTTACTGAGACCGTCCAAACAGGTGTGTCGGGCTATCGATTCCGGACCCTCACTCAGGGAGTTCAAGCTGTTGAGCGGGCTGAAAAGCTTCATCCGGCTAAAATACGCGCCTATGCCATGGCTAACTACTCTCTAGAAACGGTGGGTGACCTGTATGATCAATGGCTCAACACCGTTTACACCCTTTACGGGCCGGGATGGTACGCCTGATGGCTGCCTTCACGCTAAGAATTTCTACTCTCAGGGGCGGTGATATCCTTCGTTTCGGTGCTGTCCCACCTCCAAGCACTGACCCAGGCCCACTCTTGCCTCTCGGCACAAGGTTGCTTCAGATTCAAGGACTACATACCCGGCTAATTCAAGTTCAAGGGCCACGTACCACGAGGTTCGTCTAATGGCAATTCCCGTCAAGGTCAATCATAATGCACTCGCACCCCCCTACTCTGTTCAACTCTTGGACGGTTGGGGCAATCCACTTGACTTGACCGGTGCCACCTCCGTCACATTCGAGCTCGCTGAGCCTGATGGTGATCTAAAGGCCAGTGCCCCAGCCACAATCGTTGACGCCACGAACGGCATCGTAAAGCACCTCTGGGCCGTCGGTGACACAGACACCCTGGGTCTCTACTTCGCTCGCTGGATCGTTGTCACGATCGCTGATGGGCCGCTAAGCTATCCCAGTGAGGTCGGCGACCTCGTTGAGGTCGTGGCCGGCCCGACTCATAACTTCATCCAGGGACCTTGCTCCCTTTGGACGACGGTCGCGAACGTACGAGACTGCTGCTCCGTCGCCGCGTCGACGGGTATCTCTGACGACACGATTCTCACCTACATCGACCACGCCAGCGACCTGCTCTACACACTTTCCGGGCGTCAATTCGCGGGCTCTTGTCAAGAGACCGTTCGGCCGTGCGCCAAGAACGTCTGTGGCAATCCCGGCTTCTTCTCGGGTTGGGGCGCCGGCATCTCCCAGATTCCCTACGTCTCTGACCCAAGCGCCTACCCACCACCTGAGTGCGGTTGTGGTCGAATGCGCAAGGTTGACCTTGGCTTCTGGCCGATTCTTGCGGTCAATGAGGTGAAGATCAACGGCGTCGTCATCGATCCCGACACATATCGAGTGGATGAGAATCGCTATCTCGTCAGTCTCGCTGGGCCCGCTCCCGACTATGAACAGGACGGCTGGCCGCGCTGCCAGTATCTCGATCGCCCAGACACTGAGGATGGAACCTGGAGCGTCAACGTAACGTACGGCATTGAGCCACCGCCAGCTGGTGTCGCGGCCGCAACTACACTCGCGTGTGAACTGCTGAAGGCCTGCTATGGGGGAGAATGCAATCTTCCGGGACGCGTAACAAGTGTCAATCGGCAGGGCATTTCCATGACAATGATTGATCCCTCGGCCATCAAAAATGGGCAAATTGGACTGTACGATGTGGACCTGTTCATTCAGACCTACAACCCGAAAAATACACGCAGCCGAACCCTCGTTTGGTCGCCCGATCTAGACATCGGCTCTTGGCGAGCCGGCACATAACTCATCAAGCGCGAGAGCTGATTCTCGCAAAAACAGAAGGTAAGGTTCTCCCATGGCTCAGGACGGCTGCTTCCAGTCATTCTTCGTTTGCGCAATGCGTGTCACTCGTCTTTCGAGTACTGGCGCGCCATTGACCGGTGTAAATGACGGCTATCTTGCCAAGGCTCCGGTCATGGTGACGGTTACGCCTGATCGTGAAACGGGTGTCGAGCTCACCGCCCAAAACGGTTGCGGTGCCCTCTGCGCTTATTACAAGCAGCAGGACCAGCTGAAGAAGTACGACATCAACTTCGAGCTCTGCGACCTCGATAACGAACTGATTGAGATTCTCACGGAAGAGTCACTCATCACGGTGGTTGGTGAAACGGTCGGTCGCGAGTTCCGTCGAGTTGGCGCCTGCCAGACTACTCAGACCGTCGGTGTCGCTCTCGAATTCTGGTCGAACCGCTGGGACAGCTGCGCGCCGCCGACTGGCGCCGCCGGTGCAAGCCCATACTGGCACTGGTTCTTCCCACGCGCTTACCTACAGGTCGGTGAGACCACCATGGAGAATGACTTCATGAAGGTTCCGATCGAGGGTTACCTGCAGGAAAACCCGAACTTCGATGCGGGTGTGTGGACGGAAAACCCATTCCCGGCCGCGGCCGCGCCTCTGCTCTCTATGGGAGCCGTCATAGAGGACTCAAGCATTCCGACCGCCGCCTGCGGTTACACGCAGCCAACCTGAGTCTAAGCCCGTGATTACCGGGCTAGATGATTGGACGCGAGACCTGGCGAAACACATCGTTGCTGATGCGTCGGATCAGGTCATGAAGGACATGCGTTCGAAGGCACCAGTCAAGACCGGTGAGCTTCTTACATCGGGCTACGGCCCGATATTGGATGTCGGTGGTAATGACGGCATCTACGCAGCAAAAGTTGGCTTCGATGCGCCTCAAGCTGATTACACAGACTTGGGCACTCAACCGCACCTAATTGTGCCATCAACTCAGCGACGTCTACGATTCTTTTGGCCAGGAGGCCCAGAGGGACCGGGCTACTACTCCTTCAGTCACGTCAACCATCCAGGATACGATCCTCCGGGGCACTGGTTCTCAGACATCGTGGACCGGTGGGAAGACTACGTTCAGAGTGTCGTCTAATGCCAATCACAACGCCAATCACAACGCTCTACCAACCACTAGCTGATTTGCTGGCGGACGTGGTGGCGGACCTTACCGACAATGGGCAATACCTTCCTGACCGACAATATGTCTCTCATAACGCACCGGCCTGGGACTGTGAGCTACTCACGACCCACTGGGAACGCGTCGCGTTGCAAGATCGTGCTGATGCTCCGGGCTCGCATCGCGCGCGCGTCGCCGGCACACGCCAAGAGATTGCGTGCATCATCACATACATCATCTGCGTGCCCACGGGTGACGACGCCAACCCACTTCCCGATACGGCACTGCTGAATGACTCTGCGGAGACGATCGTCAACGCCGGCTGGGTGACCTATCAAGGTCTAACATGTCGGTTCTTCAACAAAACACTTTTGACCGACCAGCGTTTTCGTATCACGCACTTTGGGCAGTTGCAGCCGCTGGGGCCGCAGGGCGGCATGGGCGGTTGGCGACTTCAACTCACAGTGGAACTTTCGTGACATGGATTCGCATTCGACCGCGAGTCAACTGGCATCACGGTCTCTACCAGATCGGCGAGTGCTACGATATCGAGGAGACGGAAGAGGTCTTGGCTTGCATTCGCAGCGGACTCTTGGAACACATTCCGTATACATCCAAATGACGAGGCACCCTGCCTGGTACGATCCCATGAAGCAACGAGGGGACTCACATGTCAAATCAGGACTACGAGCTGAAGACAGACGGCACGGCCGTCTTCCACTTCGACGACATCACACGGACTCTGAAGCGACCGACGCTTCGGGAGTACCGGGAGCTGGTCGAGTCGTTGGGCAACCTACGAGACGAGCTGATCGAGGCTTCGGGAGGAGACACCGAGGTCAACGTTCCAGTGAAGCTGCAGTTCGACAAGCTGCTCGGCTGGCTAGACGAGGTCTGTCAGACTTTGAGCGGCGAACCGCTCCCGGACGAGGACTCACTTCCGCCGTGGGTGTTGTCGCCTCAGATCGCCGGCGACCTAGTAACACACTGGTCCACGATCCCTTCTCACCGTGGCGGCCGCTGAGCCCAGGCGAAACCGCCCCTGAGTCTGCGGGCACAAGCACGGCGGCTCAGAGCCCCCTTCACGGGACCATATTGGGACGATGTGGTGAACTCTATCGCGCTCTCCTAAAGGGCGGTATCGATCCCGTCGTAGCGGACCTTCTTGAGCTATGGCAAATTGCTGAACTGTTTCATAACCCTGAGACGTCACCGAAGGACAAGTCGGACGACCTTCTTCGCGCGCGAGCTCATGCCGGTGTCGCTGCCGGGGATAACGCCGCAGAGGACTTTGTCCCAGAGATTCCGAATGTAAGCCAGCAGCAGGTTGACGGATTGATGGCGGCGTTCAATGGCTAAGAAGAAGGAGGTGATCTAGCAATGGCCGAGGCCGTACTTGAGCTAGATATTTCTCCGGCGCTTAGCGCTATCGACGATATTGATGAGGCATTTAGTCGAATCACAGCTGACCTTCAGTCGAACCTTGACGACGCGTTCTCAGGACTAAGTGTCGACCTGCCCGACGTTGCAAGCACGACGAGTGACATCGGGCAACTCAACAGCGCGCTTGATCAGACGTCCTCCGCTACAGGTCGAGCATCCTCGAATATGGCCAACTTCGGTTCTTCTACCGGAATTGTTGAGAGTGCTGTTTCACGTCTTGGTGGCGTTCTACGTGGAGGCATCACGGCAGTTGCTGGCTTCACCGCTGGATTTGTCGGCATCGCGCTGACCAAGGGAATTCAACGCCTCACGACCATTGAGGATTCGGTTGCCGCCTTGACCATCTCCCTCGGCTCCGCTGCCCAAGCTGGGCAGTTCGTTAACGATATCCTCGCGGTGGTGAAAGGAACGCCATTCAACCTCGATCAATTCGTTGAGGCCGGTAAGAATCTTGTCGCATTCAACATCGATGCCGCGAAAGTTCCGACTGTTATGCGGGCTATCGGTGAGGCGGCGTCGGCGTCTGGTCGCGGCGCTGAAGCGGTTGATCAGTTGACCTACGCTCTCGGAAAAATGGCCTCACAGGGTCGCGTCGGGCTAGATGAGATCTACACCCTTCAGGCCAGCGGTGTCCAAGCGCTTGAGATTCTTGCTGATGGTTTCGGTGTGACAACTGAAGAGATTCGCAAGATGATCTCAGATGGTGCCATCCCGGCCGATGAGGCCATTGACATACTGTCCGACGGTATTCTCCACGGTACGGCTAACGTTCGAAGCCTTGGTGGGTCGATGGAAGCTCTCCGCAAGACCCTCTCCGGATCGTTCGGTGGTATGCAGGCAGCTATGGCGCGATTCGGTGCGGCTATCGTAGGTCCGTTCATGGGCCCGTTGACGGCCGCCTTCCGAGGTATCACAGACCTCATCGACACGTTCAACCCCAAGATCACAGAGTTCTTCACGAAGATCGCCAATTCAGCCGTGACGCAGAAGTTCACTGCCTTTTTCACAGACTTGCCCACTCGCATCCAGCCGGTGCTCGATCTCTTCAAGAAGCTTGGCCCTGCTATCGGACCGATCGTTGGGCTGATTGCCTCCATTGCCTCCATGCAACTCAAGAGTGCACTCGGGCCGCTCGCATTTCTCGTCCCGGGCATCGGCCCACTCGTCGCGATCTTCGCCGGCCTTGCCGCGACCTCACCGGAACTTCGAGGTGCCCTTGCTGATTTGGGTGCGACTCTTCTTCCGCTTCTCAAGGATCTTGTAGGCGGTTTCCTCCCCGCGCTCGCGAAGGTGGCGGGGTGGCTCGGCACGGCGGCAGCGGCGGTCGTCAATTTCATCAACAACGGCATCAAGGGGCTCGTCCCCGCTCTCTCAGACTCGTCAAGTTGGTTCGGTCGAGTAGCGACGATTATCAAGGATGACGTCATCGGCGCATTTGACGCGGTGGTTGACTTCGTGCAGGCGGTATTCGTTCCCATTTGGGACAAGATCAAGGAGGTCGTAAGCAATGCCACCGAGGCGGTAGGCGGGGTGCTAGAGAGCTTTGGCATCGACACTGAGACCCTTGCCGCGAGCCTCATTGAGGTCGCAGGTGCGACCGGCGTAGCGCTGGTTGGCTTCCAACTTCTCAGCCCAGTTATCGGGGCCATCACCGGAATATTCGAGGGGTTGAGTGCGGTCTTTGGCCTTATCGCGGCCAACCCGGTCGTTGCGATCATCGCCGGTCTTGCCATTGCATTTTTTCTCGCCTATCAAAACATCGAACCCTTTCGCGAGGCTGTTGATGGTCTCGTTGACACGCTTGTCAATGTGTTTGCACCAGTTTGGGAGGAAACCGTCCTACCCGCCATGCGGGCGGCCTGGCAGTGGATTCAAGACAATCTCATTCCGATTCTGAAAGAAATCCCTGCTGTCGTTGGAGACATCGTTGATGATCTTCAGGAGAAGTGGGAGATCTTGAAGGGCATCTTTAGCGGAGACCTTGAGCTGAAGGTTGGTGAGGGCGGTGGGGCGCTACAGGCTATTGGCGACAGCTTTGACGTGGTAGCTGAGGCCGGTCGCGCATTGGGTAGAGGTGTGGAACTTGTGACAAAGGCCCTGGGGCCCCTTTTCGAGAAGGTAGGTAGTCAAATCGCACCGATTATGGCGCGCCTTGGTGAGAAGTTCGATGAGATAGCCCCAAAGCTCGTCAAGATCGAAAAGGTTATGATCAAGGTCGTCGATCAGGCTCTTCTTCCATTCAAGATTGGCCTCGCCGCAATCGCCTCATCAGGTGAGCTTGTCACGACCGTCTTGAATTCTCTTTCCTTCGTCATAATTGGTGTCATTGATGTCATCATCGGCGCCATAAGCCTTCTTATTGATGTGCTTACCGGCGATTGGGCCGCGGCCTGGGACGATGTGAAGCAGATCGTCGAGGGCGTGTGGAATGTCATCAGAGGTATCATTGATCTTGCGCTTGGCCTAATCCTTATTGCCATCCGCGGAGTACTCGCGGTGATAAGCGCGCTTTGGGGAGCTGCCTGGGACGCCATCGGCGGTGTCATTACAGGAATCTGGAACACGATCACAAGCGTCATCACGGGAGCTATGAATGGAATCTGGAGCGTGATCACTGGTGTCATAGGCATGATCATGGCGATATGGAGCGCTGGCTGGAACACACTCACGTCAGTTGTCAGCGGGGCCTGGAACACGGTGACCTCTGTCGTTAGCGGCGCCATTAGCGGCTTGTGGACCATTGTCACAAGCGGTATCAACAACATCATCAGCTTCTTTGGTGGAGTCGGCGAAAGTATCGGTAGCGCACTTGGCGATCTTGCCTCCATTATCGCCGCACCCTTCAAAGCTGCGTGGAACTGGATCGCAGAAAAGTGGAATAGTATCGCGTTGCCAAAGATTCACGTTCCTGGCACGGACATCGATATTGGTGGCGGCGGCCTTCCGAAGCTGCCTATAATATTGCACCAAGGGGGTATCGTTCCGGGCCCAATTGGTAAGGAAGTGCTTGCACTGTTGCAAGCTGGTGAACGCGTCGTTCCCATCGGCGATGCCGGTACGACATCAACCAGCAACATCTATCAAATCCAGATGCCTGTGACAATTCAAGCCTATGACGGCATGGACAAGAACGATGCTGATGAGCTAGGTGCGGCCGCGGGGGCCGCCGGCGCTCGTGAGATTCGCGCTGTGATCGGAGCTCTCTAATGGCGGTATTGAATCCTAGTGTTCCGCGCGGGGTTGGTCTCGAATGGTGGGTCACTCGCCAGCCGAATTACGTCTTTGGTTCACCGGTTCGAGGTATCGGCGGTGAGATGACTGTCGCGTCAATCATCGACGCGAACCAGCTCGCCTTCTACCAGACCACCGCGCCCGGAGGTTCTTCTCCCGCTCAGGCCGGCGCTGTGCTTGTTTCCAATCTTGAGAACACGGGTGGGACACAACTAACCGAAGTTTACAACACGTTTGCTGATTCACTTTCAACCCTGCCCACGTCAGGCTGGCTAGACCTTCCCAACCTTGCGAGCTATGCCACCAATCCAAATGTGTTGATCATTCTTCCGGCAGCTGACTTTGCGCGTCAGAACATGACCGGTGTAAGTGATAACACGAACCTTTACGCCAACGTCGATGAGGCGTTCCCCGCGACCACGACCGCGGACAACAATCGATTCAATCCAAGCGCGGCCGGCTGCTATTGGAACTGGTTTACGAATAACACAAACGTACGCCGTAAGCTCAGCGGACGTCGTATCGTCGCTGTTCAAATCATCGCATCACTACACGCCGGCAATGTCAACTATGCCGCCATCACACCCTACATTGGCATCAATGTTCGAACTCCGAACTACGCCAATCCCGTCGGCTACTTCCCGGCGTCACCGTGGATTAGCACGGGCATCAACCCGTCCTATTACGTGTCCACCTGGCTCGTCAACCCAGCAACGGGAATCCCATGGTCAATCGCAGACATCGAGGCGTTCGCTGCCACTAGCGCCGGTAACAGTGTCTCACTCAATTCACCATTTGGTTTTGCGATTCTCTACTCGACAAACCTGCTCATTTGGACGGTAGATGAGAATCGCATTGGCCGTGGCTCGGTCAACAACACAACACCGGCCGGGCAGTGGAACACGATGGTGCTCAACACGCCGGACTACTACAACATGCTCTGGACAGACGAGGCTGACTTCGAGAGCAGCGTCGGCGATTGGACTGGCACCCTCAACTGCTCGGTCACATCGTCGCTGACCTTTGCCAAGGTCAATACCCACTCACTACGTCTCTCGTCGACGGCCGGCGGCAACATGACCGCTACCTCTGCCACCGGTACGGGCGGTGTTCCGGTCACGGCCGGCAAGATCTACGCGGTTGCAGGTTGGATTCGTACCGGTGTTTCGGCGCGAAGCACCGGGTTGAATATTCTATGGTATGACGCGACGGGTGCCTTTCTAAGCACAACCACGGGTGCGACATCAAACGACTCCACGACCTTTGTGCAGTACAAGGTCACCGGTACCGCACCCGCAAATGCTCGATACGCGGCTGTTCAGATCGCAGTAGCAGCGACTGGCGGCGCCGCTGAGCTGCACTACATCGACGCTGTCATGATGATTGCGAACACGAGTGACGCAACGCTTGCCACAACCGGCGGAACCTTTATTGCCGGCGGCTCAGCACGTGGTACGGTTCCTCTTCTTGTCGGTGAGGTGTTCACAGTCATGCACTCACCGGCGACCAACGCCTCAGCGATCGCGGCTCTCACGGATGATGAGTCAACGATGGTTCCGGGAACGACGCAGAACATCTATGACATCGTCACGGACGCTACCGGTCTGATCACTCAGACACCGCAGCTTACAAACGTCATCCCAGCGATGCTGATTCGTAGCAGCACCAACACCTATCCCGTCGGCACTCAGCCATACACAGAGATCATCGGCGAAGAGGTATTTGGCGCCGCTGCTGATTTCAGTTCACTTGGCACAGTGGTTGAGCAGCTCTTTACCGTTGGCACGGCTAAGGTCTTCGGGGCACTTCAAGTCGTGCTAAGTGCCTCTAATGGGCTCGTCGATGATCTCATTGTTTACATCAAGCGTGACTCCGATGACGTCATCATGGCAACCGTCACAATTGCAGCAGCCGATCTAGTCGTCGGATCGGAGGACGCGAAGCAGCGAGTTCGGGTGAACTTCTCACCTGTTTATCTTGCTGCCACCGTCTACTATCTTCAATTTGTAAGTTCATCTTTCGCCCCATGGTACGTGTGGGGTCTTGACTCAAACGCCACGAACACACTCGGTACGCCGGGCAATGCCACCGGCTACGACGGAGCGACCTCATATGAGACCGCCGGCGGTGTGGTCGCGACTGATGCTGATGTCATGGCGATGATCACAGCCGTTCCGCCGGCACCTGATCTCTTCGCGGTGGTGACAATATGACAATTCAGAAGGCTCTCATCACGTGGGAGGCCGACAACATGCTCAGTGAGCAACAGTCGAGTCTCGAGCTGACACTGGGCAATGGCTGGTTAGCCCAGACTAACAACACAGCCACCACGCAGGCTCTAGCGGCCGCACTTGACGGGACAAAGGTTCTTCAGCTGAGCGCAACCGGCGCCGGTAACATGAGCGTGTGGACCACTGAGCTAGATGATGTGCCCGTTGTGTCTGGGCTGACCATCTCCGCAAGTGGCTTCTCCAGAACCGCCGTATCGGCGCGCTCAACGCGTCTCAAGATCTTTTTCTATGACAAGAATAGTAACCTTCTGGGCACTAGCCTGACGGGCACTAGCGTGGCCGACTCAACTACCGTGTGGACTCGTATCACAGTCACGGGAACGATCCCGACCTTCGCCGCCTACGCACGTCTTGTCTTCGAGGTGATATCGGCTGGCGGCGCCGCTGAGCTGCACTACCTCGACGTCGTATCTCTGTATGTCGGTGCCTTGACCAGTAACTTTCTTTACTACACCGCCGCGCATGTGTCCGCCCCCGACACCGGCCCCACAGGTCTCTCACTCAGTGGTAACATGGATCTGCAGGCAGAGATCGCACTACCTGACTGGACACCTGGAACAACCACCGAGGTGATTGGGAAATTCAATGCGACAGGCAACCAGCGGTCGTATTTGCTACGAGTCACGACGGGTGGACTGCTCTCGTTCTTGTGGAGCAACAATGGCACAGCAGTCAACACGATCAACAGCACACTTGCTGTGCCGATTTCTAACGGTGAGCAGCTCTGGGTACGAGTTCTCTTCGAGGCAAGCAACGGTGGTAACAACATCGCCAAGTTCTACTATTCATCCGATGGTGAAACATGGACCCAGCTTGGCACGACGGTCACGACCGCCGGTGTCGCCACAATCTTTGACAGTACCGCGCTCTTCACCGTCGGCTCTCAGGACGGCACCACCACCGGTGCAATGGTCGGTGGTCGGATCTACAACGCACGCGTCTATGCTGATCTGCTCATGGTTGACGAACGTGCGAATTGGAGCATGGAAAGTCTCGCCCTCACGGCGACGACTGTCACTGACGCCTACGGCAACATCCTCACGCTGAACGCTCCCACCAACATCCTCTCTGAGTGGGAGGTCGGAACTGGTGATGTCTTCGACTTCTACTCGATCGAGCGCAGTGATGACACGGAAGGTTACCTGCCCATTGCCGCCATCGATTCCATGCTGGTTACGTCGTTCGATGACTGGGAGGGTAGGCGCAACACACTTGCCTCCTACCGCATGCGAATCATTCTACAGGACGGGTCCGCCAGCGCCTACACGGAGATTGACACCGCTGAGTCGCTACTCGAGTTTTGCGGCTACCAGTTCACAACGAATGAGGACCCGACTCTCAATCTCGAGTACTTCGATGAGCCCGATCGCGTTTATGGATTCCCGGACCCAGTCGAGGAGTGGGAACTCTACAATCGTGACTATGCCGTCGTTTACCGTGGTACGGAAAACCGGGGTGATGTCTTTACGATCGATCTGTGGCTCTACATGAGCGGAACACCAACTGCCTACAACGTGCCCACAGCGCTCACGGGACGTCAAGCCTTCGCGGCGTTGAAGACCCTTGTGCAGGCTCGCGTTAGCTATGTGTGTGTGCTCGATCAGGATGGCAACCGCTGGCTAGCTGCCCTGTTGATGGACGGCTCAAAGGCCACGCGAAAGGAACCGAGCGGCAAGTATCTCTTCCCTGTTCGCGTTCGTCAGACGAACATCCTTCCAAGCACGCCATCAGTTGACCCGTGACCCAGGTTTCGACTCTCACCGCCGATGACATTCTCGACCTTGCCTACAACGTGGGTGAGGTTCAAGCGACGCAGCGATTCATTCTAAAGAATCAATACCTTCAAGAGATCGGTGAGCTGAATCCGGTCGCATCATCAAGCATCACAATCAACGCCAACATTGACCAGGCAATCAAGCGTACTCTTCAAGGGTTGCAGCTTGACCCGGTTGATACGAGCAACATCAATGTCATCAGCGATCGTGTAGAAGTTCGTTGGGTGATTGCTGCGCCGGCCGGAGAGGTGGAGTACCCTGCGGGCACATTTCTCTTTAGCGACTCAAACCGCCCTCGTACATCATTTGGATCATGGATGAAAGGCACGATGTATGACCAAACCGTGGTGATCAATCAAGGGATTTATGGGAGCTTTGCCGTGAACACCGGCGCGCTCGTCATGAGTCAAATTTCCTACCTTGCCGCACAGGTTGGTTTCGTTGAGGACATGATTGAGATTGACCTTTCGAGCGTAGCAACGATCGCTCCCATTGCTTGGAAAAGCGGTACGAGTCGCTACAAGATCATGTCAGAGCTGTGCCAACTTGGTGGTTATTACCCGCCATACTTCGACAACCGGGGTATTCTCCGTATTCGTCGTGCACCGGCTACCCTTGACGACGCCGTTGTTGATCATCGCTATAACGCCTATCAGAGTCGAATGATCGCTGACACGATCGTAGAAAGTGACGATCTTATTGATGCACCTAACCGGTACGTTGTGCTGAATACCGGTGCGACGGCGACAGAAATTGTCGGAGTCTATGATCTTCCCGACGCGGCACCACAGTCCTACTTCAACCGTGGTTTCTATGTGGTGAAGCAGATCGATCATCAGGGAATCGAAAGCGCAGACCAGGCGAACTTGCTCGCGCGGCAGGCCGCGTACACTGACTTCGAGAACTACAGTTGGGTTACTTTTGACGGTACACCAGACCCACGTCACGATCTTTTTGACATCGTGGAGTACCTCGGCAACATCTACTACGAGGTAGGTTGGAAGCTCAAGCTGAGTCCCGGGGGTCCACATAGCCATCAGCTTCGTCGCGTCTACACGGATGAGCCTGCGGTGATCACACCGCCGGTCATCTACGGTTCCTTCCTCTTGGACAACGCTACATTCGGGCAAATTGGACACAACAGGCTCAGTTAGGGATCACATGCCCTCAGTTAAGACAGTAGACAATGGTATGACTCTCGACCCGGCGGCACGTCTCGCAGTCTCCGATCATGCACCGGCAGAGTGGCTTCCACTCGTCACACTGAGCATGCGTGGGCAACAATGGGCTACACCGCTTGGCATCGCAGAGACACCGGTTCACGCGCGTGTTGATGCCGGCCGCTGGATCGCCGAGTGCGCCGGTTGCGACACGGCGTCTTGGGTCACACCGACCGACCCGCGCCTGTGGTGCACTGAATGCGAGAACGTTCGGGTAATGGGACGTTGGGTGCCGGTGCAGTTTCCTCCACCGGCATTGCGCGAAGAGTGCGAACGTATTCTTGCTGTTCGTACGCCGGCGGAGCAATTCTGGTTTCCCGACCGCGAGACCGCGATCGATCTAATGGGTGAGAACGTCGGACGACTTAGTCTTCCACCGTTTGAGGGCTATTGATGGCGACGACTTTTGCCACGCCCAAGACCTGGGCTCTTGGAGATGTTCTCACGGCCGCGGAGATGAATCTCTACGTTCGTGATAACACCTCATGGCTGGGAACGGACAAACCAATGGTGCGCGTCGTTCGAACAACGAGTCAGGCCGTCACGTCGAGTGTTGAAACACCAGTTATCTTCGATTCACAGGCATCGCCGTTTTATGACAATCAGAATCTGTGGGATGCTGGGACGCCAGATCGCTTTACGATCCCTGCGGGAATGGCAGGCAAGTATCTTATGGTGGGCGGTTTGGCATTTTTTGCCCTTGCTGGTACAAGTCGTATCGCATTCTGGCGTCTTGGTACCACACCGGGTGTTGGACAGATCGGACGTGTCTCAGTCACGGGAAGTTCCATCACAGAAACACAAGAGTGCACGACCATCTATGACCTTGTTGTCGGCAACACCATGCAGTGGACGGGGTATCAGGATAGCGGTATTGGCTTGGCCTTTCTTGCAGACGGCTATGCCTCACCCCTCTATGGCGCCATGGTTTGGTTGGGCACCTGATGTCTACCTCCTTCATTGCGCCGAAGACCTGGGCGGTTGGTGATGTGTGGGGCACCATCGACATCAACACCTACGTTCGTGATAACACTTCGTGGCTAGGAACGGATAGGCCACTTTGTCGAGTACGCCGCACTACCGATCAAGCCGCCGCAGTCAACACTCCGACACCCATTTCATACGACACGATTGTTTTTGACACACAGCATATGTGGAACTCACTCAACCCCACGCGTTTCATCGTACCGACGGGCTTGGATGGCAACTATTTGCTGATCGGGCAAGTCAAGACATCATCCGGAGCCGGCACAGTCAGATACGCCTATTGGGAGAAAAACGATGCGATCCCCGGGGTTCAACGCGTCGCGGTTCAATCACTTAATCAGAACAATCAAGACCAACAGGCAAGCACGATGGTCCGCCTTTCAAGTGATGACTATGTACAGTTCCTAGTTTTTTCAGATGTTGCTGTCAACGCCCAGGGTGATACCGCCGTTACCCCAAATGTAGCCTGTCTTGCCTGGATGAGCACCTAATGGCGACGACCTTTACGACCCCAAAAACCTGGGCCTTCGGTGACGCACTAACCGCCGTTGACACCAATCTTTACATTCGTGACAATACGAAATGGCTTGGTACGGACAAGCCAGCATGCAGCGTTAAGAGAACATCGGTGCAAACTCTTACCACTAACACGGAGACTGGCATCGATATGACCACCTCTGTGTATGACAATCAAAACCTTCATAGCACCGTCACGAACCCATCACGCTATACGATTCCAGTGGGAATGGGTGGTAAGTATCTTATGATCGGTGGGCTAGTATTCGTGCCGAACGCGACCGGCTACCGGGTGGCGTATTGGCGCATCAACGGTGGCGGCACGCTTGCCGGTCGTATTGACCTTGCGGGATCTGCGACAACACAGCACATGATCTCAGACGCTATCTATCAACTTGCCGCCGGTGACTACGTCGAGTTCAATGGCTTTCAAACCTCCGGCGGAGGCTTGGATGTACAGGCTGACAACACCACTACGACCGTGCTAGCCGCTACATTGACCTGGATTGGAACCTGATGTCACCTCTAAAGCCGTCATCAGCGACCAAGCTCAGCCATGAAGATCTCGTTGCGATTGCCCGTGCGACGGCCAAGCTCGCGGGCGGTGGAAACCCATCTCTCCAACCTGGCACGGTCGTCGGCTACGACAACACCCGCGGCGACACGCAGATTCATCTTGATGGTGATGAGGCTGGCTCAGTCATGATCGCATCCAACCTTACCTCGAGCTTTCTATTCGGGGGCCAACGCGTTATGATCGCGTTCTACCCACCACGGGGTACCTTTGTCATTGGGATGATTCCGCCGGTCGCCGGAGCGGGAACCTGGACGAACAGCCAGAGCATTCCCATCAACGCGTACACATCGATCTCATGGCTGACTGAGCTTCAGGATTCGAGTGGCTACATCAACACGGTGACTGCTCCGACCTTAATCACGATCCCTCAGGGGATGGCCGGCACCTACGCCGTAACGTTCACGGTCTTCTACTCAGTCTGGGTCAGTGCGACGGTCTCAGGCTGTGCGCTCGCTGCCATGGTCAATGGCGCCAGCATCGCGACCACTCCCTACCGCACGAGCACCGGTGGTACGGGGCAGGCTGTGCTCACATTCCTCCGCCAGTTTGCGTCAGGTGATGAGATCCTCTTCCAGGCACGTCAAGACTCAAGCAACCCGACGACAGGTGATTTCCGTCTCGAGTTGATTCGTCTCGTTCCGAGTCTCTTCCTTGAGTAAGGTACAGTCAGAAGCAACACGCTTTCTCGGAGGATTCACATGAATGACGTCATCCAACTCACCCCACAAGTCGTTGCCATCATCGCCGGAGTGGTGATCCCCATCCTTACCGGACTCGTGACGAAGCTCGGCACCTCCTCAAAGACGAAAGCCGTCATCGCCTTCGCGCTCTCTGCGATTGCCGGCGCTCTTGCCCCAGTCATTGCTAATGGTGATTTTGTCGCACAGACATTTCTCATCTCGGCCGCCACGGTCTGGGTCATCGCTACCGCCACCTACTTTGGCTTCTACCAACCGACGGGTACGACGGACGCTGTACAAGCTAAGACTCAGAACTTCGGCATTTAAGAGACCTCTGAGAAGATCATGCTAGCCGAAGCCCCACAAGTCATCATTGATGCCGGTGCCATCGCACTGGCGATTACGGGCATCATCACTTGTGTTGTGCTTCTCTCACGTCTTCGTATCGTTCGATGGTTCGTTCGAACTCTTGTTGGCACCCCAACGTCTCGATGGTTCCGAGAAAACGTCAAACATGTGATAGCCGAACACTATGATGATGTCATCGCCCCGAAAGTCGCGGACCTTACTAGTGGGCTTGAGTATGTGTCATCAGAGCTGAAGACAAATGGTGGCACCTCAATCCGCGACGTGGTGCACCGTACCGACAAGACTGTCCATGAAATTCAGAAGACACTCACTCACAATGCAGAACGACTCGACACTCTTGAGCGTCGTTGAATCTCGGACCGGCTCGAGCGGGTGTCGGTCCGTCCCCCGCCCAGGCGCCCGCTCGCCGGTCTTCAATCGGTGATCATTGTTTCCGGCTCATCAAGCAGCAAGTTGCGCGCCGCCTCGAGACCTTGTTGGTAGCTGTGGTCCTGATTACCATACTCATACCGCCAGGCGCCGAACCGACCGCGGCTTAGCACACCTCGCTTTCGAAGCTGAGGTTGAAGCACCGCTAGGGCTTCTACTCGTCCCGGAGTCGGGACAGGGTACGCGTATGGAAGGTGTTCCGCCCAGAGGCTGAGCGTCTCTGTGTCCCAATTGCAATGCTCCGCGATGTCGAGCTCCACAAGTGACTTGATGCAGCGCTCGAAGAGAACATCGCGAGGAGGTATGACCTCATTTGCAGTGAACGCGATCTCACACATGTAGCCGACGGCGGGGCCTGTCCCAACGCGGTCGCGATGGCGTGTCATGGGCGCATTGGCCTTGGCGTATTTGGTGAAGTTCGTGACTCGGTAGAATGGTATCTCATCCCGCGGTTGCGGGTAGTAGGCCCAGCTCCAGTCGGGCAGGCGCGTCTCTGCGAAACCGACGCCGATGACCATGACCTGATTGTGACGGAGCTTCATGGTCTCGAGAAGATTCTGTCCCTTGTGCAAGTCACTTTGCTCGATGAGTTGATTCAGTGGCATCGTGCTGATTAGCTTGTCGTAGGTCGTGGTGCGACCGTCCGCGAAGTAGATGACACGCCGGCCGGTGTCGATACGAACGGTGCGAGCGTCATAGATGATGGGGTTTCGCAGCGTCTTCGCGACTCGTCGCCAGATCTCACCCGTGCCACCAGCGGATGGGAAGCTGAACATGGAGTTCGGACCCCACGCCTTCTCTACCGTGCCGTGTGTGAGGTTTCGCAGCACAGCCTCGAGGCTGGGCTCTGAGACCCGCTCTGCCATCCAGTCACTGCTCATCTGATCGGGTGGGGTAGCCCATACCTTGGCGTTGTAGGGACCCATGAAGTGTTGATAGGCTCCTCGGCCGAATGCTCTGATTGCCCACGACTGGAAGTCATCGCCCTGCGGGTCATCAGCACCGCGCGTAATCATGCCCTTGATGACGTCATACGCCATGTCGGGCGGCATGTCACTTGGGTGGTTCTGAAACGGGTACGGGACCTCACGGTAGTCAGTCTGTGCTGAATCGCAGACGAGAATGTGACTGGAGCGGTCATGCCGCTCAATCTCATCACCCATGACCTCTTCGAGGACGTGATCGAACTCACCGAAATGACTGAAGACGACGTGACCGCCCTTGTCCCAGGTGAACCCAGCTGGGTCAACCTTGCTTCCGGCAAGACCGCCGGCGGTGCGGCTCGCCTCGAAGAGCTGATATTCGGTGTGGCCGAGCTCATCGAGAGCGCGCGCAGCACCGAGGCCGGTTGGTCCCGCACCGAGGATGACGATGCGATTGCTCACCTTGCAGCACGTTTCATCGCGTCGCTGATCGTTTGATCTGCGTGTTCCCGCGACCAATAGTGCTGATAGATCGCGATTTGCTGCTGGCGACCGAGCTCCCAGAGCTCATAGTCACCGAGCTGCTCGATTTGTTCCGCGGTCTGCTGAAACGCGGGACCGAGCACGCCGGCCTCAGCTGGATCGCCCAGGATCACACTGCCAGTGGCGGCCGTGTAGTTGTAGCGAATGCGCCACCAGCCCGATCCCATGAGACGCGTGTAGCGAGGTGAAAGCGTGCCCCAGTTTTGTGAGGTTCGGTCGAGAACCTCCTGCTCAGTAACGCGCTCAGCCTTGAGCTTGCGGGAGCCGAGATACATGACCGGCCACTCGATCCCTTGTTTGTTCACCCACTTGTCCTGGGGTGAAAGCGCCGCGCAGATCCACTGGCGATTTCTGTCGGAGCTCAGCTCCGGCAGAATCTTGCCGTCGAAGGCATATGGGCTGTAGTCGACGCAGGTAAGCTGCTCCGCAGTTGCTGGGAGAGCCTCTGTGAACTGGCTGTGGTCACCCCAAGCAAAAGCGGGCAGGATACCGGCCCAGTGCAGTGGCCAGGGGTCTCGGAGGCGTTGAGCGCCGTACATGAGCTGATCGTGATATAGATCACAAGTCTCATCATCTTCCTTGTGGTAGAGACGAGCCGCATCCGTGCCCTTACCGATGGTCTTGTTGAGGTACCAAGGATGAGTTCCGAGCGTACGAAGGTGGCTCATTTGGGAACTCATCTGCCAGTCTGATTCATACAGCAAAACCGGAGTGTCGTCCTGCTGAGCGACCCACAGCATTCCGAGAACGCCGTGTCTGGTGTTGAAGGAAAGGGCCTGGTTGAGCACGCCGATGATGAGGTCGTAGCCGCTGAGGTCCTCACCGACGCTGACGCGCCGCTGCTCAAGTGTGCCGATCCGACGGGCCGCGTCGAGAAGGGGCTGATCCATGTTCCAACGAATGGCATCACGCTTGGCATCGCCACACTCGCGGGCTGACATGCCGGTGTAGAGGATTTTCACTCTGATATCTCAAGAAGCTCGATGACGGTACGACCCCGATCATAGTGAAGCACGGGATCAATGATGTATTGGCCCTCGAGATTACATGCCTGCACTTGAAACGACGGCGCCGTGTCAGTGTTCCACGTCGCGGCCTCAAATTCTTCAAGACAAGCGACGAAGTGCTTTTGCCACTTTACCGGCATCGATTGAAGTAGCGAACGGTTGAGCACGAGGTAGTTAGAGTAGCTGAGACCGAACATGAGGTGAATCGGCTCAGAATCGTTAGAACAGACGCGACTGACCTTCATGCCTAGACTATATCAGCTCTAGAACCTGGGATTTTCGGCCCATTCAACGTACTCTGGGACGCCGGGGCGAGCGTCGATCTCTTTGGTGAGCGCGACCGAACGCGAGTCACCCTCAGAGCCATCCTTCTCACTGCGATACCTCTTGAAGTCGTTGCTCACGTCGAGCTTGTACTCCCGATCACCGATGAGGTCACCCCGCCACTCACCCGGGCTACCATCGAGGGCACGCTTAATCCACCCACCGACCCAACGACCGCACGGCACAGTCACGGCCTTGCCATATACGGCTTGACCGCCGCCTTGTGTGTAGGAGTCGAGCTGCCAGGCGTCGGGGAAGCCCATGATGCGAGCGGCCTCACGGTAGGTGAGGGTACGGTCCTGCCACGGGTGGATGATGCACGTCAGCCCATTGCCGGCGAGCACCCGCCCGATCTTCTCACGCTTCCACCGTTGCGGCTGGTAGACACCGCCCTGAAAGTCGGTTCGGAGACAGGTAGCCTGAGCCTTCGCGTCCCAGCCCTCTGGGAACTGACCTCCGGTCGCGTCATAGTGACGCTTGATCACATCGACCATCTGTTGGCCGGGAGCCCACTCTCCGGTAGAGAGCGCGGCGGCTACCCTGCTGAAATGCCCCAGCTCGCGGCCGGTCTTATCACCGTAGGTCATCAGGCCATCCACCTCGCCGCTTTTGTTACGGTAGGGTGCGGCCCAAGAGGTAGCTGATCGTGCGTAAGCCAGTGGACCCCACTCCTCGATCGGCAGATCAAGATCGCCGATCGCCATCTCGATCGTCGGGACACCATGCTTGAGAAGTGGTGTTTCGATACCAAACGGAACCTTGCTTAGCACGAGGAAGTACCGCCGACGCACTGAGCAACCACCCACGGACGCGGCGTTGTGAAACGTGTGTGTCAGTGTGTACTGCTCGCCGGTGAGCTCCTCGAGGTGATTCCGAAGTGCGAGCATGAGACTGTGACCGCCCTTTGGTGTGTCTTTTCCAGCTCCCTGCACTGACTCCATTACCACGATCGTCGGGCCCAGACCGTCGTTCACACGGGCGGCAAGTTCCATTGTGATCCACATGCAGGAGTTAACGGGAGCGTCGGCGCCGCGATAGTCCTTGCGCCCTCCACCTGCGTTTCCAGCACGGACGGACATCAAGCTGAACCCGGAACACGGCGGAAGTGAGGCAACGACGCTGATGTCGTTCAATGGCTCCCACTCTGCTGGCATTCCGATTTGATAGTCCCACTTCTTACCGAGTAGTTCGCGGTTCGCGTCGCACTGAGCGATTCCGAAACCACCCTTTTGTTCATATCTCCGTTGAAGCTCCAATCCAGATTGAACGAGACCGAGATCAAGACCTCCGCCAAAAGTCTGGCAACCCACGTACTTGTACTTCATCAGTCCCATCCCTCAGATTCAGGTTCATCAGTTGCATTGCCGTTCTCGTCTTTGTTGGTTTCGGCTTCATAAAGACCGGCTTGGCGCGAACGGTTGACCTGTTGCTTCGCCGCATAGCGAGCTGATAGCTCATCATCGCTGAGACCAAGTGCGCAGGCGAGATTAGCGACGAAATGAAGCACGTCCACCAACTCCTGCACTGCACGATCACGGTGGATGACTTTACCTCGATCCGCGACCCACGGCTTCCAGCTCGGTACCTCCGCGAGAAACTCACCCAGCTCAGCCACCAACGCGGTTACGTTCCACGTGATGTAGTCAGCTAGCTCCACATCCGGAAGCAGGTCAACATTCACGTCGAATGCCTCACGCTGAAGGCGACCGGTCTCCTCAAGCCAAGAGCCGAACATCGGCGCGGTCATTAGAACGGCGGCTCAGGCGCGACACCGGGCTGGATGGTAGCCGGCGGAGCCGGCGGAGCCGGCGCGGCCGGTGGGACCGGCACCTCAGCAACCGGCGCCGCGGGTGTCGGGGTCGGGGCGGTAGGAGCAGGCGGGGCCGCCGGTGGGGCGGGCGGGGCGGGGGCCACCGGCGGCACCGGCGCCTGCTGAGGAGTTGGAACGGGTGGGGGTGGAACCGCACCGACTTGTGCCGGAGGTATCGAGCTGAACGCGGCAGCAGGCTGCACATCATCCACATCGACAGTCGGCTTGTTCTTGTACGAACCGATGCTGGTGGTGAAGACCGCTGTGCGATCGGTGAGCGCCTGCGCTACGGACTCGATCGCCGGCTGGGTATTGAACCAGTCGCCGGTGAGACCGAATGCAGCCATGTGACGGAAAAAGATCGCCATTGAGTCAGCGCTCTCCGGACTGATGACGAAGTTGTTCCAGATGGTCTTCTTCGCGTGAGGACCTTCCTCGATCTTCGCGCGGACCTTGATCATCTGCTTCTGCCCGTTGCTGCAAGGCTTGACTTCTGCTTTGGCGATGCGAACGAGATAGTCACCCGCCGGGACGGGAGTGGTATCGGTCGGGATGTCCGACTTCTCCGCCTCCGCCTGCAGCTGTGCCCAGTTGAACTCACTCATGAATAAACCTTTCAGGTGTTGGCGTCGATGACCGCGAGCATCTGCTCGAGATCTGGGTTCTGAATCGTCGGACCGTAGTGTACCGTCAATGCGTTGGTACGGTCTTTGGCGTCTAGATCTCCAAGTGGAGCGATGAGCATCTGCCGGTTTAGGTTCCCATCCGGGTCCGTGGCGACGTAGAGGTACCCCACCACGTCGATAAAACCGGGCAGGGTCAACGCGAGCTGTCCCTTGACAAGGGGGCGAAACTTTCCATCACGGAAGTGAGTCAGGGCGATGAGCATCACACACTCAAGCGGCCTGGTCGGGTGGTAGAGCAGGTCGCGCAGTTTGCGAATCTGATCTTCCATGACCCGGAGGACCGTGCCCCAGTCCTGCTGATTGGGCTGCTCGATGCCACTGGTCTGGTCGATGGCTCGCTTCTGCAGCTCAGTCAAGGAGTCGACGACGACGCTGCGGAACGGGTGCTGACCCGAATTGAGCCAGTTGTACGCCAGTGACATGGTGTTGAAGTCCCGAGTAAGGATAATGCACGTTACCCACTCGACTTCCTCAATCTCACCGGTCGGGGTCTTACGACCAAAGCCCGGTTGCGGTGGGGCCTCCATATCGGGATTCCAATAGACCTTCTGACCCGGGATGAACCGGCTGCCTCCCTCACAGTCGAGGATGAGACGATACGCCGGTGCGGTCGCGCCTAGCCAGGACTTTCCAGTTCCCGGCTCGCCGTGTACACAGATAGAAACACTTCTCACTCAGGCCTCCCCGCCTTGTTCCGTGGACACAGTATCACGTTCTGGAGACACCGGCTCGCGGTGGTGCTCATGCGGATCACACTCCTCAAAGCTCGTCATGAGGAGGTGTTCCGGGTCCGCGTGCGGGTCGTCGAACAATGGGCAGACGTGGAAGAAGTCACAGCTCCACGTGCAGTCCGGGGCCGGCGTTGGGTACGCGACCGCGGTGATCCCTTTCTCATTCTCGTCGAGACACCGACGCTCGAACTCAAGCATGTCCATGATCTCGCAGTAGAGCCGATTCCAGAACTGACGAAGCTCCGCGTCGCTGACGTAGACGTCGTAGTCGCGGAAGAAGGGCGGCTTGGCACGCGCGGTACGCTTGCTCTTCTTGAGCATGCGATACCTCTGAAGCCGAACCGGCTCGCCGCCAAGTACGCGCCGGATGAGCGCATACATGCGAAACTGCTCATCCATCGGCAGCGTCTTCAACGGCTCGTCGAGAGACCCGACCGTCTTGAAGTCGACGAAACCCTCAGCCGACTCACCGCCGGTCATCGCAGCACTGGCAAGCATACCTCGAAGGTCGAGCTTGCCGATGAGCTTGACGCTGGGGACTGGGCTCTCACACTCAATGTGCTCCTCCACGCCGAGAATCTGAAGACCCACATCACTGCCTTCATCCTCGAGCCATTGGAAGTAGCCCTCGACCATGGCGACCGCCATGTCGTGTTCTTTGGTAATTTCCTTCCGCGTCTCATCGAAGTCCTCTGGCGTTACAGCCAGCTCATCGTCGCGAATCTGCTCGAGACACGCGATCGCGTCCTCGAGGCCTGCTGATTCACCTAGAAGGATCTTCTCGTAGTAGCATTGCAATGCGGCATGGACGCGGGTGCCGAGCTGGCGCGCGCCGGTGAACTCCAGGCGCTTCTTCCGCAGCCGTCGCACATATGCAAGCCAGTACTTCCGCCGACACCGCTTCCACGTCTTGATCTGAGAGTTTGAGACCTCGTTCACGGTGCGTTTCGCAGGTCGTAGATCGAGTCCCACCCGCCCACAGGCGTGCCGCCAAACTTCTCCCAGATGTCGGAACGAAAAGCGACATATTGAACCTCGATATCGCCGACACGCGCCGCCGCCTGATAGAGCTGATCCCAACTGACACCGTGCTCACGGCCCCAACGAATCAAGTCTTCATCCTCACCGATGACCGCCACGTGCGAACGGGTGAAACCCGGTACCTCTTCCATTTGGCCTCCCAGCCTTTCTCTAGAGCCTCCCAGAGAGGCGGCGGGCCAAGACCAACAGAACTCCCGCCGCCTCCAGGGACCTTACTTGAGAAGCATCTTCAAGCGATCACGGTCGCGAACGACCTCCTCCAAATTTTCACGCTTTTCCGCTAGCAGCTCGAACACCCGGTCTTCCATCGTGTCCTGGGTGACCACATCGATGTAGAGAAGCGTCTTGGCCTGCTGGCCGTAACCGCCGATGCGGGCCTTAACCTGCTCAAACTCGATATTCGAGGTCGGGCGGTTGAGGAAGATCATGATGGAAGAGCGGTTGAGAGTGATGCCCTCACCACCTGCCTTCGACTGAAGGAGCATAACGCGAAGTTGTCCCTCCTGAAAGCGGGCCATGAACTCCTCGCGCTCATCCGTGTTGATTCCTCCGTGAATCGCGCCGAAGGGGATCTTTGCCTTCTCGAGACGCGCCTCAGCAAGCTTGAGAAGCTTACGACTGGGACTGACAACCACCACGGGCTCTGCCGTGTCGATATCGCTGAGCCCATCCATGAAAACGTCGAGCTTTGAGCTGGGATCGGTCAGGTCGACCGACCCATCCTCCTCGCCGGGGGCGAAGGACGCGCTGGCGAGCTGAAGCAGGCGGGTCATCTTGGTCAGTGGGTTCCAGCCGACAACCTCCTCACCGTTCTCCATCTCAGCCAGGAGCTCGTCGCGCATCTTGTTGTACGCCTTGCGCTCCTTCGGTGTGAGCTCTACATCCCAGCGTTCCCATACCTCAGGCACACTGAGACCGACCTCCTTCTGGGTACGCCGCATCATCCGAACGTCCAGGGTCTTCCGTAGCTCCGCCTCATTGGCGGGGTTGAGACCGACAACTTGAAGCCCACCAAAGACGTTCCAAGTGAGCGCGCAGTAGCGGTCGAGGTACTTGGAACGGGCCGGCCACTCCGTCGGGTCGATGAAGTGGAGGATACTCCAGAGGTCATCCGGTGCCTTGGCGATCGGCGTGCCGGTGAGCGCCCAACGACGACGAGCCTTGGCGCTCGCGGCCCAGGTAGCGCGGGTCTGCTTGGCCTTCGGGCTCTTCATTCGGTGCGCCTCATCGGCGATGACGAGACCCCACTCGCGATTGAGTTCCTTCGTTTCCTTCTCCTTGTCGGAGAGGCGGACTGAGCCATAGGGTGCGAGTCGACTGTGGAGGCGAACTGATTCCCAGTTCATGATAACGACGTCGAGCTCCTCGGCGTCCAATGCGACAAAGATCTTGCGACGAACGCTGATGCTGCCCTTGACCACAGCCACACGAAGGCTGGGCGCCCACTTGTTGAGTTCTCGCTTCCAGCTATTCTTGACAGAGTTGGGTGCGATGACAAGAACGGGGCCAAGATCGTCGGCGGCGTGAAGGTCGCGCATGGCGACGGCGGCCTGAATGGTCTTGCCCAACCGCATCTCGTCAGCGAGAAGTCCGCTGTTGACAGTCTTGAACCACTCGGTTCCAATCCGTTGGAATGGCTCTTGGTTTGGATCACCGGGAACGTCACCGGCGGTGCGAAGCGCGAGGGCCGGTGCGATCCACCGATCACGGTCTTCCTTGGCCCAGGTGGTGAGTTGTGGGCCAATACGAAGCCGATCATTGAAGATACCACGAAGAGCGTGGCAGGCAACCCACGAAAGTGGGACGCGCCAAGTTGAGGACTCACCGTGCCAGCGAGTGCCGGGCACCATCTTGACCTTCTCCTTGTCGGAGAAGTCGGACCAGATGACGATCTCGTCCGGGCTGAACTGGCCGGGCGTGTACCGCTCGATGCTGATCTGTCCGGGAAGGCCGGTCACTGGTGGCATTCCGGGCGACCGCAAGAGGCCGTGATGCGACCGATATCGGCCGGGGTGGCATCAACGACCTCACGCTCACACCAGCAGGTGACCTTAAGTGTGGCCTTGGGCTCACGTCGCTTGTGGGCGCCAGCGGTGCTGGTGATCGTGTCAGCGGCGAGAGTCGCGGTTGAGCTGATGCGACTGGCGTTGTGACGTGAGCGCAGCTTCATCAGAGGGCCCAAGCCGGTTCACCTGAGTAATCCGTGACCTCGAGGGGACAGAGACCGCCACCGGGATAGCCGTGACCGAGCGCATCGCAGATGTTGCAAGTCGGGCCCCACGTACGCGGTGACGGCCGGTGCTCAGTCATCGCGATCGGCCTCCCGTTGGGCGGCCGCGGCGGGGTGGCACCGATGCTGCACCGCTGCGCGCGTCGCCCGTTCTCGAGTCGGGTAGCCGATCTCGAACTCGTGGCCGTAGCCCCAACAACCGTCGCATTCGATGATCCAGAGACCGCCGCGTGCGAGCCACGCATCCTGGTGATAGCGGACGAGCGTGACTTCGGTGGGGATATATGGGCCGGTGCCACGCATCTTGGTCATCGTCGTGCCTCCCTTGCTTGCTGCCATGCCCGCCCATCCCAACCTTCTTCGTAGTACTCTTCTTCGATCGCTGCTTCCATGTGATGCTCCTGGTAGTTGCGGCTTCTGTAGCCGATGCCACCATTGTATCACACTTGGAGGGTCAGCTGTTTCAACTTCAACGGCGTGGGGCCTGAGATCTCACAGGTGTCGTTGTTGCAGAAGAGCTCACCGGCCGCATCCTCACCGTGGCGGTAGACGTCGGTCAAGCGCAGCCTCTCGAGGCCCTCCGTGGTGCTCTCCCAGGTCTCTTCCGTGATCGACTCATACGGCATCTGCGCGTACGCCCCACCCTCTAGGATCGGCAGGAAGGACATCGACTTGAGCTGGCCGTCGAAGCTTCGCAGGAGCGGGCCGAGCTGATTCTTCTCGTCCTCACGGAATGTGAAGGTGGCTGAGACCTGGTTGTCCGCCCAGTGGCGTTGCATCAACGCGGCGAGGGCGACCTTCTCCCAGACCGATACCTCTTTGCTGGAGCGGCCGGCCGGGCCACGAGTCGGGAAGGACACGACGACCGTGTTGTCTGGGTCCATGACGTCGGGCTCGATGTGGTATCCCGCTGCCTTGATGGCGCTGAGCACGAGCTCGTCCTGGCGAAAGCGCTGGCGACGAATGTAGGTCGACTCCTCCGGCCAGTGAACGCCCGGCCACACGCCTGCCAAGAGAGAAACCGTCCCCGACGGTTTCACACTCGTCGTCTTGATCGACTCACGAACACCGAGCCACTCCGAGTAGCGCCGGTCGCGCTCCTGCACGGCGTCGTATCCCACATCCATCCACTCCCGCAGCTCCGTCCACCCGTTTCGCTCAGCGAACAGTGCGACGCCGGAAGCGGAGCAGCCGATCCGGCGGTTGCGCGCCATGACCTCATTTGTCTCCGGCCAATGCGTCGGCAGCAGGGTCACTGCCTTCGCGTAGAGGTATGCGTGCTTCAAGGTGGCGACGTAGTCGTTCAGGTTCTCACAGTTGGTCGGGAACGTCTCGACGAGGGTGCAACACTCATCCGCCTCGAGCGACTGCTCGCCACACGGATTCGTTCCGACGACGCGGTGGTCTACCCCGGTCGGGGCGTCGCCGAGTCTGCCGTGAGAGCGCGCCAGGTCAAGGAAGATGAGACCAGGCTCACCGTTCAGGGCGATGGACTCGATGAGGTGATCGTGATCAGTGCCGACGGCCGTGATGACGGAGTTGTTGGACAGGAACGCCCACCCATCCGGGCCGCAGCGGTCCGGGTTGACCTCTGGGTCCTTGAGGTGGAGGAACTCCTCGTTGTCGACCGGGCCGAGTGCGATCTCTGCTGATCTGCGAACGTTGCCGGCGACGACGCACTTGCCGATCAGGTTCATGATGTCCGTGATGTCCGTGACCGTCAGAGTCTCGCCGGCGCGATGCTCAAACAATGAGGTGATCGACTCGTGGAGGCGCTTCAGCGGGCCGGGACCGGAGGCGGTGCCGCCGAAGCCTCGGATCGGCTCGCCGGCCGGCCGAATGTCACCGTAGTCGAAGATCGGAAGACCGTGCCCATTCGTGAGATATGCGCGAAGCAGCTGGTCGACACTGGCGGTCCAACCCTCGCGTGAGTCCGCGATGACCGTGGTCTCGAACTGGCGTACCGGCTTTTGGATCATGAGCTTTCCCGCGCCATCCACGTCAAAGCCGACACCGATGCCGAGCATGCTCATCTCCATCAGCCTGGTGAAGGGCCGGGTGGGCACGCGCGGGCCAAGGTGTGCGGTGCTCACGAACGCACAGTTCTGCAGCGCGGCGCTACCGTTCTTGCTGATGAACTCCGTGCCCATCATCCAAAGGCCGCGACCCGGTGGAAGCCACTTGAAGTTGAACATGCGGTCGAACGCGTCCTCCGCGCTTCGCGCCGCCTTCACGCCATTCCACGGCGTTCGATTCTTCGCGCAGTGGTCCTTCAGGATGGAGTAGTAGCCCTCGACCACGCGACGGCAGGTCTCATGCCACCGCTCCTTGGTTCCGTTGGCCTTGAGTCGCGAGTACTTGGCGAGGTATGTGAGCTCACCGAGTGTGTTGCCGCCGCCGGTTGGGAAGCCCCAATGAACGGCCTTGCGTGCGTATCCCTGGACGAAGTCGTCGGACAGATTGAACGAGAGATGCTCAGCAGGCACGGATCCTCTTAGGATTTTGGGGCGGGAAAGGTTCTGATCTTACAGCAGCTGTGTCTGGGCAATCCCGCACGTTGCGAAGAACTCGGCAGTTCGTTGAGGTTCCCGGTCTCGGTCAGCCTCAGTAATGCGATACACGACGCGAATGAGCCCACTGTTGGAGAGATTCTTCGCGCACCCGAAACACGGGCAGCTGGTTACGTACGCCGTTCCGCCGATGAGACACTTATGATCAGCGAACACCAAGGCGTTGACCTCAGAGTGAACAGACACACAATCATCATACGAAAGTGAGCCGCCGGTCTTTGCTCGCTCACAGAAGGTATCGCAGGTCTCATTTGCGTCGAGCAATCGCTTGGCGCCGATTCGTTCGTACTCAACACGAAAACCGCCCGGCGGTCCGTTATAGCCGGCGGCAATGAGCTGATTGTCCACGGACACGAGCACACAACCTGCTCGGCGCCGCACACAGCGACTACGAAGCGCGATGGTGTCGGCCACGGCCATCCACGTCTCATCCCAAGTCGGTCTTAGCGACACTTGAGCCGGCTCTTGCTCGGTTCCGTCAGGGTTCATGTGGTCGTGGTGCATAGGAAGTCGTCTTACAGAATCTTCGTCGGCCATCGTCGCTGCTCCCAGAGTGAGGTGCGTACGCGTAGAGAGGTGAACGTCCGTTCGATCTTGATCAGGCCCTGCACCAGTGTGGCACGAAGGAACCTACGCTGCCAGGGCGTGTGAATGACTTGTGTGACCTTATCTGACTCATTCGCTACATCCATGATCCCCCAATCGAATGAGCTTATCCTTCGCCAGGCGATAGCAAAGGTGTCGCATTGCATCGTTCGCGTGACCCTTGCCCTTGGTATGGTATCCCAACGTCTTCAGACGTGAGTCGGTAAACAGATTCATCACGTCGGACGGCGCCTGCAGCGACATTGGCTCAACACCGTGAATTCGCGCGAGGTATCGGCAGACGCCAATCACCCCCAGAGCTTCCAATGATCCCGCGGTTGATGACTTGATTGTCCGCATGGAGATGGTGAACCTCTCCACGATGAGAATCGTTAGCGGACCCCAAGCCTCGAGTGTGTTGTTCAACCAGTCTTCGAAGGACTCAGACTTCGCTTGATCCGCGTTCACACGGTGGACGACACCATTACTTGTCTCCGCCCACGCGAAGCCGGTGTGAGGGCCGGGGTCAACCGCGACGTAGAGTTGATTCACTTGCTCCACCGGTCCATCGGCTGCGACGCGTCCACCGCGAGCGGAACCTTGAAGTTGGTGCGGTCTTCCATCGCGGGGATCGCGCGGGCACGCATTTCGAAAGCCTCATCAGTCGGTACCTCCATGATAACTTCGTCGTGAACCGGCAAGCGCAGGGTCGGACCGAGCTCCACAAGATCAAGGTTGACCAATGCGCGCTTGAAGACGTCGGCAGCCGTGGCCTGGATCAGGAAGTTGACGCCGGCGTACAGCCGATCGTTGTCCACCACGAGCCGTCGGCCGAACGGCGTGCGAACCCACGCCTTGCCCTCTTCCTTCAGGCGACCGCGCATGACCTCCTCGAGATCATGCTGAAACTTGGTGGCGCCGGGAAACATGATCTCATACTTTTCATAGAACGCCTTGCCCTCTGCCTCACTGATGCCGGCGGTCTGTGCGAACTTCCGCGACCCACCGCCGAACACACGGCAGAAGTTGGCGCTCTTCGTTACCTGATACTGAGCCCTCGAGGGCTCAGCGTCGCCGAGATCGTACACCTCTTGTGCGACGATCGTGTGAAGACTGTAGCCCGCCCGAATCCGTTCGATCATCTGCTCTTCATTGGCGAAGTGCGCGAACAGCCGCATCTCCACCTGCTCGAAGTCGATGCTGAGGAGCTTGTGATCGTCGCGCGGGATGAACGCGTTGCGAACGACGTCACCGCGCGGGAGAGTCTGCAGCGCCGGTTCCGTGATCGACATGCGACCGGTTCGAGCGCCGACCTGGCGGATCATCATGTGAAGCACGTCACCGTCACGAAGCTCCAGGAAGTTCTTGAAGTACGTGTTCGCGATCTTCTGGGCCTTCCGTGTGTTGAGAACGGCGGCGGCGAGAGGGTGTTCGAGAGCCTCTAGCACCTCCATATCCAGGCGCAACGCACCGCCCGGAGTTCGGCTGGTGAGCTCCACCCCGTCCCGTGTCAACCGGCCGGTCACGTCCTTGTTGGAGCCGGGATGGACGCCGTACTCTGACTGGCACCAGTGCTGCATCTGTTCGTGATATGCAATCAGGCGCTCGTACTTGGTCTCGCAGTACTCCACATCAATACGCGCGCCGGTCATCTCCATGCCGAACAGGACAGAGGAGGTGGCACGTTCGAGGTCGTACATGCTCTCCATGCCGAGCTCACGCACCTGAGGTATCATCAACTCCCAGAGCTGAGCCGAGAGGATCGCGTCAAGCGCACCGTACGCCCAATAGGCAGGCAACTCGATCGGGACGGTCTTCCACGTCCATTTGTTCTTGTTCATCGCCTCTTGCAGCATCGCCTCACCGGCGACTGCGTTCGGGTCGATGAGTCGGGCTGCCAGGTTCTTCAGGCCGAGTCGCTCATTCGGTGCGAGCAGGTGGGCCAGGAGCATGGTGTCGTGAACTTGGTCGGTACCGAGTGTGATGCCGGTGTACTGCGCGAGGTATCGCTGGTCGAACCTGACGTTGTGACCGACGATCGGTCCCTCATAGTCGCGCAAACACTCCTTGACCAGGCCCTTCCAATCGTCGAAGGGAATTGACCAACCCGTCTTGGCGTCGCCGAACTGCACGAGGCGAAGATTTTCTCTCCACCAAAAAAGCCCTTCTGTTTCGGTATCAAACCCCAAAACTGGACGTCGCTCTCCCAACCATCTCTTCATCATCATTGCGTCCTCAACACACGTCACAAGATGGACTTTGACATGCTCAAGTGGACTACCCACGCTTCTTGATCAACTTCCGCACGGCATTGATTGCTTCTTCCGGTTCGTCGAGGCGCTGCTTGATGACCTCGAGAATGTCCGCCGGTGTGATCTTACCGCCCCGCAGGGCAGGCACTTCCGTGGGAAGCTGCGCCAACTCGAGCAGTTTGACGAGCTGGTCGTCGGTGAGGTATCCGATCTCCTCGACCACGTCAGCGCGACCGGGACGGATGAGTGCGGCGTCGAGAACGCTGATGTCGTTCGTGGTCATGATCGTGATGAGACCGTGTGGTGTGACGATCCCGTCGAGCGCGTTGAGCAGCGCGGACAGACTGATGCCCCGCGCCTTGTCATCACGAGTCTTGGCGCCGTGCACCACATCGATGTCCTCGAGGAGAAGCAGACCCTTCGCCGGCACAGCGTTGACGATGTCGATGAGGTTTGCGTCACTGTCAAGTGAGCTAAGCGAGACGTAGTGAACGTCGAGAGCAAAGTGGGTGCCGAGGGCGCGAGCCAGGCTGGTCTTACCGGTGCCGGGCGGCCCATGAAAGAGATACCCACGGTGCCAGGGAAGTCCGAGCACGTCGTACCGCGCCTCATTATCGAAGAAATGTTGAAGGTCAGCGACGAGCCGTTCCTTCTGTTCTTCCGGGAGGACAACCGTCTTGAGATTTCGCTTCGGCAGGTCGGATCGTGTCTGCCAATCGCCCCATCGTGTCGTCATGAGCAGGCGTGGTTCGCGCTTCTTGACGAGCGTCAGGCTGAGTCGTTCGAGCTCACTGAGCACAGAGTCGCGGCCAGCAACGTCACGCGCGGTGAAGGTGATGATCTCTTCCTTGCGGGTGAGTGCAGTATTGGCGTCAGTTCGTGTAGTCTTGTCCTCTTGGTTGAGATTGATCTTGACCTTGTGGCCGGAGATGCTCACCGTCTGTTCCTTCGAGCCATCGAAGAAGACATGAAGAGACGACGGCGGCGGCTCTGGGCTGTCAAGCCACTCGGAAAGCGATGTTGTGCGGCTGCGGTAGCGAACTGCGATCGAGCGAAGCTTGCTCTCCGGCACCTGCTTCATGAGCCACTCACGCACAACGTCATAGAGCTCATCGTCGCCGGACACGGACACGACGAACTCAGTTTCGGTGCGACGCTGATCCGCGAACTGCTTGTAGGTCTTCCACGCTCCCAGCGCGACGAAGTACGCCGTGGCTCCGCGACGAACGTGCTTTGAGTACTTGCCATCGATTGCGGCGGAGATGAGAGAGTGAGGGAAGAAACTGACCGGGTTGCTCGACCCTTCGAGCGGGTTGCTCACTCATCCTCCTGATTGACCCAATACTTTCGAAGCTTGTCGAGGTACCAGGACTCAGCGTGATTGAACGAACCTGGCTTCACGCCCTTGACCTTTCGGCCGGCGGCGACGTCGAGAACGTAGCGAGCACGCTCTGCGATCTCAGCCCACGTCATTCCCGGCGTGCCGATACCTCCCGGCAGTTCCGGTGGTCGTTCCGGGATGTTGGTCGGCTTTAGGTAGTCGAGGATGCCGACGTCGCGCTGGTAGAGGTGAAAGGACGTGGCGTGGTGGTGGTACGGGCCGCACGGAACGCGAAGCGCGTTGGCCATCGACATCTGCAGCTGGGTGAACTGAAAGAAGTCATAGCTCACGCCCCAGATCACATCGTTGGAGCGCATGTGGGTGTGGAGCTCGAGCTTCTGATCGCGGAGCATGAACTGAAGATAGATCGTGCACGGCAGGTCGCGCGGTGCAACCGGGACTGATCGGTCGTAGTTGGCGTCCCAAATGTTGGCCACCGCCTGCCGCGTTGTTTCGTCAGTGAGGAGAAGTGCCTCGATGTCATTGAGCTGCCAGCGCAGGCGTGGGCCGTAGGCACCGTGAAGCGCGGAGCCGTCCATGAAGTCCTTGAATCGCGGCTGCACCCGCTTCATCAAGTCAGGGTCGGTGACCCCACCGATGAGCTGAAGCGCTTCGGCAGCGGCGATGCCGAGATTGAGCTTGCGACCGACGCCAACGGGAAGCGAGTCGATGGGATCGTTGAGGGTGATTGACACATCTCGAAGTTCATAAGTCACCTCTCCCCTACACTTCACAGGCTTGCCTTCTTCTCTTACCCACTGGACAAGAGAGGGATAGTCATCACGAGCATTTTCCATAATGATGTCATGTCTACCGAAGCGCACGTTTGCGTTCCCATCTTTTCACTTGGGCAAAGGCGCTCATATTTTGCGCTTGCCGTTTGATGTCGGTTGTGTGTGAGTCTGATCTCACATGCTCTCCAAGAGTCGTGTGTAATCAGCGATGGCGTCATGGTGAAATCGACGCCAGTATTGAGGGTGCGCGATGGCCGATGCGAAGACGCCGGTCTTCTTTGTCGCAACCTGCGCCTTCTTGCCCAGTGCGACGATGCGTGGGACGTGGTACATGCTGAACGCGCTGATGAGCGCGCGAAGGTCAACCGGTGACCCATCGCGCTCGAACGCGTTGACGATGCCGACGTTCCAAGGGTTGTACCGCCGCATGCCGAGAACGGCGCGAATGAGGTACGAGCCGCTCGAGTTCGCGTACGGTGGGAACGCCGCGAGATGCTGTGGGTACGTCGGATCATTAACGTTCGGTGCATCTCCGATGAGGAGCACGTCTGGAGCATGTGGGCCGACGTAGGATCGGGTGATGGACAGCGCATCCTCAGTCAGAGCTTGACGACGACGGGCAGCGGCGATCACAGCGGTGGGTGTCACCTGCCTTTCCTTAGGCAGAGTGGTATCGATGGTGTGAGTGAGTGAGGGAGCGTTGGCCGCGATGTCAAGGAACATTTTCCGAGCCCGACCAACATCCTCACCTTGGAGATAGTCTTCCCCGCGGGAGTCGTAGCGGGTAAGCAGCTCCTCCAGCGAGGCAGTCACATGGATGGTGATTCCGCCGCGTGAGCGGAAGAACTGCTCGAGGTGCCACCATGACTCGGGCGAGAGACCGGGATCATTGCGATAGAGCTGTGGGTAGACACACTCACCCCAGTGTAGACGATCCGTGATGACGTGATCGAATGGCGGCTTCTGAGCGTCATCGATTGTGAGTTCATACTCAGCAAGTGGGTGCTGTTGCGGTTGCGAAAAGTGAAGTGGCAGCACCATGTCGCGGTGTGACTCGAGCCAGGCGCGAAGCACACCTGCAGCGGTGCTCTTGCCCGCCAAGTCTACGCCCTCAAAGGCTATCAGCATTGGATACCTCTCCCCCGCATGCCGCATATCCCGCGACATCAACCCACGTGTCCCAATGGTCCGGTGTCTCCATGAGCCGACCGAGCTTGACCGCGATCATAACAAGCGCGACATCAGTCACGGTGAGCTGTTCTCGCAGTTTGTCACCAAGTACCGCGCTCATCAGTTCAGCAATTCGCTCAAAGTTCTTACCCGGTGGGCCGTAGGCTTTGTCGCGCGGACCCTCGATGACGGCCTTTGCCTCATCAAGAATCACACCACGAATGCTCACGTAAGAAACACCTGACGTTCGGGAAGGGTGATCGTGTAGAGCGCGGCCTTCCAGAGATGGTGATGAGCGATGTGAAGAGCGTCATTCTCCTGAATGAGTGTGAACTCATCGATTGACACACCGTTCACATCGAGAATGGGGATGTGGTTTCGTAGTGCCGTGTCGATTTCGCGACGAGCACCCTGCGAGAGCAAGCAACCGGGAGTGATGATGAGGTATGCGGCGAACTCCTTAATGACCGCGTCCCACAATTCGCCATAGGCGCTGGCGTTGTTTCGCCAGTCAGGCACACCCAGTGCCGCCGGATTCAATATCGGAAGTTTGTGACAGGGGCGCAGTGCCTTGGCCCAGCCGTTGGCCGCGTCGACGTTCGGTTCGTAGACATCACACTTCCAATCATCACCGGAAGTGTCACGAGTTGTGAATGGGTCGACGCCAAGATGCGATGCGAGAAAGACCTCACGCGGTCCCGTAGTTATCGGGCAGCTCATGTACGCGACTGACCCGTCGTTTCCAACGAGAGCGTGCAACATATTGACGAGTGAGTGGTGCGTGTCGTCAGGCAAGATCATCCTCCAAGTCGAGAAGGATGTCATACAAATCTTCCGCGTATTCCACGAACTCACCCTCACCCTCATTGCGAAGAACCTTCTCCGCGTCTTTGATAAGTCGCATCGCGCGTTTGATGGCAGCCTGTCGTGCCTGTTGCTTCGCCTCATCGGGCGAGAGAACGCGAGCCTCAAAGTTGTCGCGGTCGGCATCACTGCGCTTGACACTTACGCGCTTGCCCGAGTCGCGAGCCGCGGCGATAAGACGACGACGCACGTCACCAACCGTCTGATCTTCTTCGAGGCGAAGTAACGCCGTTCCCGTGTCGTTCAGCTCGCGAACAAGATCGGCTTGTGTCTTACCCATGACTCTGGGACCTCCCTGGTCCGGTGCGTTGGGTGTTGTGAGTTTGAATTGTATCACACTTCTACGGATTGAGCTTTTGGTCCGCGTAGAACGCTCCCCTGATCTCAGGGTGGGTATGAACACGGAGATTCGCACCGAGACTGAGCCTGCGGCCGCCGTGTACCTCAGTCACACCGTGCCAGGAGCTATCACTCATCTCCCAGATCACGAGCTTACCGGGCTTCGGCGAGATGAAGATCTCGTCGTCGAAAGAGAGTGCGCCACCAACCGTCTCAGTGAGGTAGAGCTGAAATGTGTGTGTGCGACATCCGAGGTTGCGATCGATGTGCAGGTCGGACACATCACCCTCAAGCATCTGAAACGCACCACCGTATCGCAGATCAATCATGGGTATGCCGGTCGTCTCGACCGCGATGGCGATCGCCTGGTCGAGCACGTTCCAACACACTTCAGGGAGCTTTGCATATGGGAGCCATGGGCGGAGACGAACCCGTCGTCCCTCAGGGCGAGGTTTGGTATCATTGCCTTCCCACAGCACACTCTCAGGTGTCGGCAGCGAGTCACGAGCCGCGGTGATGAACTCCTCGTGGACCGCGTTCTCGACGATCCAGTGGCGGGTGGTGGTCACCGTATGTCCCACCATTGCTCGGCCATGAAAGCAAGCACACCGATCGTGAGAAGACCGAAAATGACGTTGACGGGAAACATGATCCACGGCGTCACGCCGATTCCCAGGTTCATGTCATGGAATGCCGCGACCCACGCCCAGATGTTCGCTGTCGCGAAGGCGATGACCACGGCAAGGCACGCGCAAATCCAGGACACCCTCATCACTTGTCTATATTCAGAACGCAGAGCGCGACCTGCTCCGGTACTGCCTTCTTGCAGGCGGCGACCTTCGCGATCTTGACCTGGTGGTCGCGCTTCGAGTTGTGGTAGGCGTTGTCGAACCCGTAGACCAAGAGCATGACGGTGCAGATGACGACGCCGACGGAGATGATGGCGGTGCGGATCGTGTTGTGGAGGTTCACTTCTCACTCTTTTCGTACTTGAGCGCCAGGAGCTTCAAGAGGCTGATGAGCCCGAGTGACTGCCAGAAGCTCAGCGTCCCGGTGACCGTCTCCGGCATGATCGTGCCGTGGAAGATCCCGACGATGAGCATCAATGCCCAGGCGCTGGTGGCGACGAGAGCTGCGATGAGCAGGGCGAGTCCGAGAAAGACGGCGCCTGCGCCGGTGCTACGCTTTGGCGCAGACCATGCAAATGGGTCACTGGTTGAGGTGCGCATGTGTTTCCCCCTTCGTCAGCCGATTTGGCAGACGTGTCACTTTAACACGCTCTCAAACCGATGTGCGGTAAGATGCTGCAACCCTTTGTTTGCAGGCTCTCTAGGGAGTCCAGTCCCCCGGCTGCGCCGGCTTGCCGGCGGTGAGCTCGGGCTTGAGCTGAACGCCTTCGTAGACCTGGAAGCCGCCGGTGCCGCGCTTTCCACGGTAGTGGGTTCGCATGTGCTGGCTGAACTTCTTCGAAGTGACCGGTTCACCCTCACCGGCGCGCTCTGCCCACTGCTCATAGGCGAGATAGACATTCTTGCGAGTGAGCTTTGCGCCGGCCGTGTCCTGCAGACACTCGCGTCGGAACGCACTGAACCAATCCTCACGTTCGCGCTCCCCAGACAGCATCTCTGCGACCGACGACGGCATGACCAGCCCGCGCTTGTAGTACGACTGCGCGCCCTCAAGTAGCCACTCAAACACGGCCTCACGGTCAGTGTGAATCTGTCGCTTAAGCTCCAGCGGATTCAATGTCCCGGCGGCACCGGGTGCAAATCGATTTGTGAATGGCAGCAGCCGCATACGCGACCAGAGCGCGTCGCCGACTTCCGCTACCTCGGGAAGGTGATTGGTCATAAGAACGAGAAACGCACGGTTGTGAAACATGTAGCCGTTGGAGTACATCGGCCTAACCGATAGCGCGTCGAGTCCCCCAGATGTGAGAGTCTTGATGATGTCATCACGATATCGGTCACCGGGACGAGTCTCTCCGATGACGGCAAGTCGGGCGCCGGGTAGCGCTCGTGCCTGGAGGTTTCGGTCATCGATGTGCTGGCCGCGTCGTTCCACGATCAGCTGCGGGTTGATCTCAACACCGAAGTCACCGAATGCCTCGCCCAGCGCCTCGAGCGCGGATGACTTGCCACTTTCCTTGTCCCCATGACAGATAAGAAACGAGCGTTCTGCACCGCTACCGGTGAGCGCGTAGCCGAAACAGCGCTGAGCCCACTCTTGTATTTCATCATCCGGCCACCACGCTTGAACGAGTCGGTTCCAATAACGAAGTGGGTCAGGCACCTCACTGAAGCGAAGATTGAATCGCTTCATTACGAGGTCCTCCGCGATGAGCTTTCGAACCGGCACGGCCTCGAGGCCAACGGCCCGAACTTGCTGATATTGCCACTCTTCCGTGAAGTGAACACAGTCGCTCGCTTCGAGCGGATAGAGCTCGGGTATCGCATCAAAGTCATCGTGATTTGCCTGAAGTGACGCTTGGCGAGAGGCGTGTCGAAGTGCCACCTCATATGTATCCTCCGCCCTCGCGTGCCATTGCATCACTTGTTCGAGCGTGTCAAGATCGTCCTGAAAGTACGCCGGCACGCTGTTGATTGTCGCCTGCATAAGCGTCGACATGTGAACCCGCGTGTCGTCGTGAACCCACAGCCCACTTCGGCGGTCGAAATAGTGCCAGCCGTTGTCGTGTTCAAAGCCGGGCAGGAAGCGAACGTACTCACCGTGTTGAAGCACGAACAAGCGCGCGCAACCGACGGTTGTAAGCTTGAACTCTAGCGGCAGCCCTCTCTCATCGAGAAGCTGTTGCTCTCCCTCCTTCTCGACGACGACGACCGGCTCTACCGCGGGTGGTTGATGGACAACGCCTGCGAGGTGTTCATGAAGCACAATCGGTGCGGTTTGTTGTTGTTGCGCGATCCACATTTTCTGCTCAGGTGAGAGGGTCTGCTCCTCTCTCCCGGCCTCGTAACGACCGTAAACGTTGCGAATGATGCGATCGACGTGCGCCGGTGTAAACTCATCACCGGGCGGCTGGTCCATTACGTTAGGTCGTGACAAGATCGCAACGAGTCGCTGCCGTGCCTCAATCTCACTTAGGTTCATACCTCGATATTTTGAGACGAGTCTAAAGACGGTGTGATCACGTGCCCCGCTGGGAATACGTGCCTGCCCACGCTCAAGTGCCGAGAGATTCACAGACTTGTCAACGCTGCCCGTGTCACCATAGACCCCACGCGCGTCCCGCAAGAGGTCAAGCAATGGGTCGCCGGCCTGCAGTGTGATAATTGGTGATCTGTCCGTTACGACATAGGTGGCGCCGCTGTAGTGACGTGAACCTGGACCAACCGCCTGCTTTCCTGAGGTCCCTTGCAGGTCAACACCGTCACACAACTTGGCGCCGACCGGCGGCTCATCAGGCGGAAGACGGAGATAGTAGTGAACGTCGCCGGTGAATGTACCGTCCAGGCGTTGGCGCCCAACCGTTAGGGTGGCCGGCAGGCTCGCGCTAACCTCGGCAAGACAACTCGCTAGGCACTCTTCGCCGCCGTGCCGCACATCCACATCGATGACAACTAGATTTCCCGATGGCTTTCCGCAAACGATGCCAAGATTGTAGATGTCGGCCTCATCGGCAAAGGTAGCAAAAGCACGGTCGGGATCGGTGGTCCAGTTGGATGTCCAACCCACATCTACTGGGTGTTTTCCCGGGTTCGGGCAGTCGTGACCCAGGAAGCAACAACACGCCGCATCGTGGTCTGTGGCTGCGGTGGTTTCCGGTGCCCAGAGCCTGATGACGGCAAGACCGCGTTCAGCGGCAGCTCGAGCAAAGTGTTCAATCACTCTTCAACGTCTTCGAGAATCGGGCCTGAAAACACACCCAATGTCGAGTCCGGTGCCATGATGTGAAGTCGTTGAAAGCCGGGCGCGTGATCGTGATCAACGATCTCGACACTGACGTAGGAAAGCCATTCCCAATCAACGACACGATGACTCAGCGCCGCACGCCCAACATCTTCACGCGGCTGACGGTGATAGAGACTCTTGCTCTCATCGAGAAGCCAGATGCTGCTCTCCGTTGTGATGCGTCTCATGTGATCGCCTCGATGACGCCTTGATAGCAAGTCTCAGCGGCGCCACGATGTGCGGCGCCGGCGAAACGTCGGGTGTGAATGCCGCCGAGACGGGTATGAATGGTGACAGTACTATGTTCGAGAACAAACGGCTCTGGGTCGTTCGTCACAAAATAGGTGTCGTGGTTGACAAGGGTAACGCTTTCGATTGCGTTAGCGATGACACATGTGTCACCGTGCCGGAGTGTTTTCATGAGTTTTCTTGGATTTTGCTAAGCACTGCTACCACACTTACGTTGATGTATGAATGAGCCTCATGCAGAGAACGCTGTATCTCGCGTAGCTCATCTGTGCTCAAGTCTTCATTTTCGAGGGCTTTAAGAATCACATCATGTAGTACCTCAGCGGTATCTACAACGACATTTGTAAGAGGGTGGCTCATGTTCGGCCCATCAGTCGAGTGAAGGCAGGCACTTTATGTCTCCCGATCGGGTCGAGTTGAGGGGGTTGGGGGCGTCGCGCTCACTTCGGCTCGAAGACGCCGTAGTAGGCAGTGCCGTAGCAGGCGTTCTCACCCGTCATCTGCTCAACTATACCTCTTCCGCCGTACCACGCGTCAAGCAACTCAGCGGTGAGGGTGTGAGGGTGCCCATTGCAGGGAGGGACGTTGAGCCACTCGAACACGCGGATGACCGGTGCGAGTCGTTTCGCGTTGTCGATGATGACCTCAGGGTGGTCGACGTGCTGGAGGCAGTTGTAGATCCACACCTCACTGAACTGCTCGGGCTCTGTGAGCGTCTCGCCCTTCATGACGTACGGCTCGATGCCCGCCTCGTAGTAGCGGTCGTAGACCCACGGCGGGTAGTCGCACGGATCGGCAACGACACGCCGGCTCGCGTGAACGACCTTGAGCAGGAGACTGACCGGGCCGCCACCGATGTCGAGAATCGACTTGCCGTCGGCGCTGTAGACCGGCCAACGCTCGTTGCCGGTCGGGTCGGGAACGACGATGAGGCCCATGCGGTGGGCGTAGCTGATCTGCTTCGCCTCTTCCGCGAAGGTGTTGGTGCAGCTGTCCCACCACGTCGCTTCCCACGCCTGGTGCTGGTCCCAGGTCCAGGGAGCTGGCTGCTGCTCTGTCCCGTCGGGGTTCATGTGGTCGTGGTGGGTTGAGAGGCGAACGACTTCTGCTGCCTCTTCGTCGGTGATTTTCATAGTGGCCTTTCGATGACTTCGAGAATGAGTCCGGTGGTGTTGCCGGGGTTGTCCTTGACCGCCTCTTCGACGGCTCGCAGGCGGTTCGTGACCCGTTCCGCGCGAATGCGTTGTTCCTCAAGCACATCCTGAAGGTCCGCCGCCGCGCGCATGTACTCAGTGACGACCTCACGAAGCTGGTTCTCAAGACGAGACCGCCACTTCTTCTCTGTCTCAAGAAGGCAGAGCACACAGTGTTTGAGATGCAGATCGGCGTAGATGTGCCGCTCGTGCTCCTCTTGAAGCGCCTCTTGAAGCCAAGAGTAGGCATCCTTGATGTACTCCTCGCGGGAGAGTTCCTGGCAGGCGTCGCAGGTAAGATATGACTCACCCTCATGAACTAGGACGTAAGTGCCGTGGCAAACAAAGAACTTCATGGGCACGCCTCGAAGTAGATTGGTAGATTGGTGTCGTCCGCGTGGTACCTCGTGAGCTTTCGACAAAGCTCGTCGCGTGCCTTCTCGGGTGTGTTGCCGGTTCCGCTGCAGGTGAAGTAGTCTGGACGAGTCCACCACACTCCGACGAACCGAACCTGACGTGTCGCACGGTAGCGGCAGTGAGTGGTATCCCAGAGGTAGACCTCAACCTTGATGCGGCTCTTCATCATGCCTTCTTACCCTTCGCCTTGACGACCGTGACGTCGTAGCCGAGTTCCTTCAGAGTCTCAAGTGCGTCGGCAGCGCTAGCGACACACTCACGAAGTCGGCGTTGCCGCTGAACGTCGGCCTCACGCTTCTTCCGGTCTGCGGCGTATCGAGCCTCCGCCTCACGTCGACGACGAGCCTCATTCTTCTTACGCTTCTCGAACCCGGCGATCACATCACGCTGATCCTTGGTCGTGGGCATCTGAATACTACCCTTAACGCAGACCTTGTAGTCGCCGTGATTTGGAATCTGCGCAAGCAGCTTGACCGCCTCAGTGAGGGACTCGGTGGTCAACTCGAAATCGAGCTTGTAGGTCTTCAGGGTGTCAGGCAGGCTAACCTTCCCATTCTCCCAGTAGTTCTTCCCCTTCGGGAACCTGAACTTGACATTCGCGATCTTGAGAAGAGGAAAGGCCTTGGCGATGAGACCGGAGCGCGGGTAGGACTTCACTCTGCCTTCTCCCACTCCGTCGCGATGAGGATGGTGTTGACGTCGGCGAACTCGCAGAGGAGTTCCCACGACATCGGGGTGGACCGGGATGAGTGTGGCCTTAGGCTCGGGTACCAAAGGCCGTTCGCGAGGATCGCGGTGTATGAGTAGTGAACCTCCCGGATCGTGACCTCGAAGTAGACGACCGGGTTCAGGTCGCCGAGGATCGGCTCCGGCTCCTTCGGGAACGACTCGAGCTTTGCGATCTCGGCTCGCATCTCAGTGATCTTGATCTTGAGGTTCTCGATGCTGTTTGACATGGTGGCTGGTTTCCTCTCTGAGACGGCCCAGTTGCCGTTCTCGAACGGGTAGTAGATGTGGTGGAGACGATCGGTGATGCGGAAGGCGCAGGATGGCGGGGTGGAGCTCGCCGTAGCCAAACGGACCCTCGTGAAGAACTAGCGAAAGCACGAAGCAAATCTCGATGGGGTCACCGATGCGACACTGCCGCACAGAGCAGAAGCGTGCGTCGAGAGTGATTGTGTTGTTGTCTTCGTCGACGAACTGGAAGGCGTTGGGCGGTTCAGAAAGGGACAATGCCGGCCTCCTTCTCGAGGTAGTCCGCGATGACCTTGAAGTTGGCCTGACTCGCATCGTTGAGGTAGACGCACTCCTCGCGAACGTGGTAGGGAAGGCCGGTCAGGCGCTTCCAATCCTCGTCGGGAATGATCGAAGCAGTGACGTCCCTGCCGAAGTTGTAGGCGATCGTGTCGCCGAAGCGCGTGATGTCAGGCGCGATCTCACAGGCAACACCGAGACAGCAGTAGAAGTCGTGACCGATGATCGGACGACGAAGCCCGCCGCTACACTGGCGATACTCCCCCGAGCGGAGCGCGGCGATCCAGATCTTGACGAAGGCGAGCTGTTCGGCGTTCACGTCCGTGACTGGCACGGTCCCTCCCTTGGGAACGAGGTGGCGGTAGTGATGCAACGAAAACTGTATCACAATTTGCATCACTTCGATTCAAGGTCATCCGACCCGGTTGGTGAGGCAGCCGAGGCCTTCGAGGCCGAATCGGCCGGGAAAGTTGGGCGGCGATGCCGTGGGCGACTTGAGAAGTGCCTGGTAGCGGGGCACATTGCGAGACTTGAGCTTTACAAGTGATGCAACGGTTTTTGAAGAAGGCCTGGTGGGGGTTCATGGAGTGATGCAACGGGATTTGGAGTGATGCAAGGAGTGACGCTCCCTCGGGCTGTTTGGCCTGGTCAGGGTTCATGGAGTGATCTAGTGATCTTACTTTCTAACCTTTGTGTATGAGAAATTAGAAAAGAGGTATTGATAGTTGGTTTCTGGTAGAGAAATGTAGATTAAGGGTTTTGCATCACTACATCACTTCTCAAAATCCGGCGGTCGTTTCGTTTTGTCGGTTCAAACCGGTTCGTTTTGCCGTTTTGGGCCGTGGTGAGTATTTGGTGTAAACTGTTCCTTGTTAGGAAATCTCACTTGGGCTTGGCCGTTCTGGCTGAGGGTGGTGGGAGACTTGAGTGGTTGAAATATGACAGAGACACTTGGTTTGATTCGCCGACCCAAGGCGACGTGGGGCGGGCGCTGGTCTGGCCCACTCGAAGACTTGGTCGCGGCGGGTGCGCTTGACGACGCGGAGTGGGTCGATGTTGTCGACTACGCCGGCACTGTCGCGTATCAGGTCGCGCGAACGTTGAACCTGGCCGCGGAGCTGCAGCGGCTCGCGGACCGAGCGGTGGGTGTGACTGATAGGTCGGCCTCACTTGAGTTCGCATCTCGTCGCGAGACCGCGAATCGTTCGGTTCTTCTGGTCCGCATCGGCGCGTAAATGGGCAACCTGTCGAGAGCGAAGCGACGACAAGCCGCCCGCGAGAAGACCCGGACGTCGGGGGTTGAGTCTGGTTCCGGCCCAAATCGGACAGACCTACGTGCCCTTGGTATGACCGGACGAGGTCGCTGGCGAAAACGTGTGACTGGAGATTGGACGCGGGAGGAGCGGCTCGCACCGGAGCTGGAAAATGAGTGACTTTCAGATCGCTGAGGAGGATCTGGCAAAACGAGCTCCCGTGGCGACCGACTCTCATCTGGAGAGAGCTGTGGCCTTTCTCGGGCTATCGCGACGGGAGTTGAACGATCCCACGTTGCGATTGGCAGCTTGGAACTCAGCTCAGACTCTGGCCTACATTGAGTCGACTCAAGCATGAAAATGAAACAGAAGTCACTCCCGCCCGCGCCGCCTCAACCGCCGGCAGGCGGCTTTGGTTGGGATGATGATGGCTTCGCTGGTTGTGTGGGAGATGGAACACCTCGGATCAACTGCGGGATCGTGGTCTCGGGGATCGCTGGATGTGGATCACCGGTGTGCGACACACACGCTTCCTGGCATGACTTCTGTGTGAACGACAGCCGCGGTGACGGGTGCTGTGCCGTGAAGGTTAGACTGGCGAAGTACCGTTCGCGGAAGGCCGCGTTCGGAGATGAAGGAACCTGAGATGAAGTGGTGGGGCTTGCCGGCGAAGGAGAAGCTGTTGTGAACAGAGCGAAGTGGCATGGGCTTCTGTGGGTGTTGTTCGGGTTCTGGATGCTCATGACTAAGGACTGGACGGGGTTTTGGGCGTGCCTGGTGATTTCGGGAGTCTGGGCGGCAGCAAACTGGATCGTGGAAGAGTTGTCGGAATGACCCTGATTGAGGCGCAGGCGAAACTTTCGGTTGTTCGACGTGAGGAGCTCTTGGCGGAGGAGAGGTTTGAGGCGGCTCAAACTGAGTTGGCTCGACAGAAGCGCTTGGTGTCGGAGGCGATTGCTGATGTTGCTTGGGCTAGGGCAAGAGGACTGTAAAAGAACTCACACCTAGGATCATGCACACTAGGATGCTGCATCAAAGAGGTATGGTCGAGAAGTGGATAATCTCGATGTGATGCACGATGCAACCCGGTACGCCCTAGCACTCGCGACCCAGGACAAGCACGCTGCGGTGGGAAGAGATTCCCGCATCTGGGGCGTTCAGTGCCAATCTCAGACCCACGCCGGAGCACGTTGCAAGAGGTTTGCGGCGACTGGGTGCTACGTCTGCAAGAAGCACGGAGCTCAGATCCCGGTAGTGCGAGAGGCCGGCCGTGCGAGATTGTCACGTTTGTCGCTTTTGGCCGTTTTGACCCTTGAGGACCTTTTGTCCCTTTCGTCCGAAAGCGACGCGTCAACGAGGCTCGCGACTGCGAAATACATCATGAAAATCTCAGGCTTTTCCTCAAATAAAGGCCGTCGAACGCACCGTTCAGAGGATAAAGCGCTGAATCCAGGGCCTGAAATAGGAGAATTGGTCCAAAATGGCGAGGAAGTGGATGAAGAGCTCGAATTGCTCCTCCAGAAGCTGAAAAAAGCCTGAAAACAGTGAAAAAGGCAAAAAAGACCAAAAACGCGTTTTTGACGAAAAAGGCCGTTTTTCGGCCCGGAGGTGAAAATGTCACAATATGATGAAGAGGGCCCGAAGTGGTATGAGGACGATGATGCCCCTCCCGAAAGCTGGGACGACCCCCTGATTGGTGAAGGGGCCCCTTCGGGAGGGTCAGGGGTACCTCGCGCCCTAGGGGCAGGGCCCCTGAATGACGACGCTGTGCCAGCGCCGAGGGCGGGGGAAGACGCACTCACACTCGCCCGTGAACGGGTTCGTTCCCTCGTGCCCGCTGCGGTAGACGTCTTGGAAGACCTTATGGAGACGGGCGCACAACGAGTGAGACTTGGTGCGGCAAAGGAAGTGCTCGATAGAGGTGGGTTGCCAGCAAGGCAAGAAACTCACGTCAACATTGATGTGACCATGGATGAGCAGATTGAGAGATTGCTTCGCTCCCTCTCAGAGCGGAATGCGGGGGTGGGTATAGAAGATGCCGAGGTAGTTGAAGTGGAAGATGCCGGGGTAGGTACAGAGTATGGGGTACGTGGGGATGGTAGGTGGGGGTCCCTGGAGGGTAGTGGTGGGGTAGATAGCAGGGGCCCTGCCGATATGAAGGAGGATTCAGGGGCCCTGATTGTGGAGGGGTCAGGGGTAGCAGGGGTAGGTAGTAGGGGTACCGAAGACCAGGGGCCCCCTGAGGAAGGGGCCCTGAGGGAAGGGGTAGATGCAGGGGTACTGCCGGGGAGGGCCACAGCGGGAGTAGAAGAGCAAGGGGGTGGGGAGGGTGTACCCCTGAGTGTAGTAGGCAAGGGAGTAGGAGAGTATGTACGCACACCCTCAGAGGGAGAGAGTGAGAGGGAGAGGGGAGAGAGGCTACTAAGAGAGGGTGCGACATGGCAAGCACACCCTCATAAAGAGTGACCCCCCTTAGAGTCATTCACTCAATTGTGTGTGAGTGTCTGATTTGTATTCAAAGAAACCTTTTGTCCAGTCTGTCCCGAAAAGTCAAATCGTCCGAGCGTTCGAGCCAGGGAAGCACTACCCTCCTCAAATTTTTGGGGACTTGATGACCCTGTGATATAGTGTCGCCATGACCCCCGACATCGCTCTCCCTCAACCTCCCGGCCCTGCTCGAGGTCGCTTGAGCCTCATCTACATCCCCGACGACCAGCTGACTCCCTCGGCACTTCTCGAGCGGAAGCACAACCGGGTCATGCTCGGCTGCGGGCTTTCGTCAGGCTGCACCTTCAAGCTCAGGGTCGACCAGCTCGAGCACATCATCGAGCTTGCGATTGATGAGGGCCGGGGTCAGTCGCTTTCGGACGAAAACATTTGCCGGCTGTTCCATGCAGTCGGCGTCATCGTCAGAGAGGAAGACGTGTGAATTTCCAGGATCTTCTCGCGAAGACTCTCAGCACCGCGGAAGAGCAGCGCCGGCAGATGGAGCTGACTCTCGCGACCGTCTCGAGCCGGCCCAAGTCCACATGACCTAATCCCCCATGGGGTAGGATTGTTTCTTCCCCCAAAAAATGAGAGGTCTCTCCTGTCATGTCCCATCTCATCGCCGAGGCTTCGCATGGGAGAACTGGAGGCACCATGACTGACGAGCTAGCCGAATGGGAACGGTCAGTGGAATGCGCCGCAGCGTCCATCACCCTCCAATCCGCCGATCTTCGTAGCCTAGTGGAACGCTGTCGCCAACTGGAAGCCGCGTTGGAACGCATCGCCACAGGCACTTGGAATAGGTGTCCTGAGCGATTCACAACATTCAACGTCCGTCAGTTCGCACGCAAGGCCCTATCCGCCGACAAGGAGGCGGGCTCCTGAGGTGGCACCGACCCACCCTCACCCTGTTGTTATGCGCGGTTATGGCGCTGTTCCTGACCGTTGAGCAATGGGTCGCCTGATGACTGACCCGACCCCCGACCCGATCGACCCGATCGAAGCGATCAAGGAACGAGTCGAGTTGTCGAAGATCGACCGTGACGTTGAGCTATCCGAAGACGACATCGACACCCTGGTAGCTGACCTGGAAGCCGAACGGGAAGCGCACGCAGCCACACGAGAGGAACTGCACCAGACGATCGTTGAGTCCAACACCGCGGTAGCTCGTCTACAGACCGAGCACGCAGCCACACGACGCGAGAACGATCGGCTTGTCGCGGCGATCAAGAACATGGGAGTGATCGTCGCACTAAACGAGCCTGGCTTAGCTGTTCAGCTTGTGCTCAACGCGGCACGTCAGGCGGTTCTGTTGGGAGGGTCCGATGACTGACCCGACCCCCGACCCGATCGAAGGCTCCGACCTGCTCGGCAAGATGCAAGCTCCCGCCCTTCTCACACCAGAGGAACCCTGGTATTCGCGGCTCTGTTTCGCGTGGACGAGCCGCAAGGATCCTTCGCCAGAGGATGCGGGCTCCTGAGGTGGCACCGACCCATCCTCAGCGTGTTCGCCGCGGTGCTCGTGGTTGTTTGCGCGGGCGCGACGCTCCGGCTCACTGACACCGACGCGCGGGAACCGGTACCGAGACGTCGGCTGGCTGACCGAGCCAGCACTCTAGGACCACAACAGGCGGCAGGGAGCAGTCTCGAAGGAATCAACACGGCGATAGCACAGATCAACGCAGCAGCCGCGCAAGTGGCGCTCGAACAACAAGCCGCACTTGACGCACAGCAGATTGCAGAGTCGGTCTCGGCCTCCGAAGTCTCCGACTCTGCGGTCGATTGGGACGCTGTCGCCCAATGCGAACGTGGCGACGAGGATTGGAACTCGAATCACGGCCCGATTTACGAGGGCAAGCTGGGGTTCGCCCGTTCGTCGTGGGATGCGTACCGCGACGACACGATGCCGGACAACGCCGGCGATGCGACTCGAGAGCAACAGATCATCGTCGCCGAACGGATACGCGAGGTGAACGGCGGTGGGCTTCGAGGCGCGTGGGGATGCTGGGAGTACGGTGGGTTGGGGTACTGAGTCCCCCCACCGTTCGAGGACATGATATAATGTTCTCAATCAATCAAAACCACACAGGGAGTGTGAACATGCAAAACCTTACAGACGCCCTTCAAGGGATCATCTGGGCGGCAGCGTCCACGATCGCAAGGAAGATCTGACCATGGCGACCGTTCTGATGGCACGCTGCATCATCTGCCGCACCCTTCGGAACCACGAGGAACTCATCGAGGTTCGCGGGAAGGCTCTGACCCGCACCGTCATCTGCAACGACACGGAAGTCTGCGAGGCCGTCCGCATCGCGCAGGACATCGTCGATGACGCCTTCATCGCAGAGAGGTTCCGGGCATGAACCCCGACCCCCGCACCGACGAGTCCGGCCGCCTCCCGGCCCGGACCGAACCTCGGTTCCCGACCGCCGATCCGAAGTACGTTCCGATGAAGGTCGTCATCAACAGGGACGGCACGCGGAGCTTCCGCTGCCCGCCCCGCCACCTTCGGAACGGGTGGTAAGTCATGGCGCTCACCGACGAGCTGGAGGTCAGTCGGTGAAGCGTTTGAGCTGCCCGACCTGCGGCTCGGGCGCGCTCGCTCCCGAACGGCCACGGCGAGACGACGTACGCCGCTACTGCCTCACCTGCTCGGCGAGTAGCGGGCGGCTCGTCGAACGTGAATGCCCAGCGCTAGACCGTCAACGGGCGGTGACGAGTGAGCGGGCCGCGGCGAGATCATCGGCGAAGGCGGAGCGGGATCGAGCGAAAGCCGCGGAGCGTCACACGCTCGACGACGGGACCGACCTCCTAGCGTTCGCCCGACGCATCTGGGCGCTCCCGGCGCTCAGGGCAGAACGACCGCGCGGACGTCGCTTTCCGGAGATCACCTGGCGTCGCGGGCACGGACGGTGGACGTCGGGTACGTGTTGGGTCGAGCAGGGCCGCGTCGTCGTCACCATCGGAGCCGAGCAATACCGTGCGCCCGAGGTCGTGATCCACGAGCTAGTCCACACCGCGCTGCCGTCGGACACCCATCATTCCCGCCGCTTCTGGTCCGTGCTCCGGGCGGTCGCGACCGAGGCATGGCCGGAGGTCGCGTTCGACTGGCAGACGGCACCCGCGCGCGGGTGGGCGCTCGACGACTACATCCAGAAGCGTCTCGGACCGCCGTCGGCACGGTCCACGATCAACACGACCCACGCCGGGGCGGCACCCGATGTGTCTACGGCTACTGGAGACATGATACAATAGGGTCTACACCCAAACACACGACTCAGGGAGAGCACGTGGAAACGAATATGACCGGCAACTTCCTCCGCACCCTCGCCGACTTCGTCGACGCCCTCGACGGCGTTCGCGACAAGGTCGAGCACGAACGTCGAGGTGAAATCCAGATCGGTGATGTCGAGGTCTTCCAGGACGGCGAGCTTGTCGGCAAGCTGGTCGATCCCGCCGGTCTCGGCTGCTCCTACGAGCCGGCGTCATGAGCGAACGTGCCCCCGTCGCCGGCGTCTGTGACGCGGTCATGGAAGCGCTGGACGCGAACGTCGAGCTGAACGGCCCGTTCTGGATCGACAAGCTCAACGCCTTGGTCCTGGCCGCCCATCCGAAGATGCGGAAGGCGAGCATCATCGTCGCGGCGCAGTACATCGCCCGTGTCGAGGGTCTCATCGAGGAGCCGACCAGCCACATCAGTAAGCGGGCGTGGACGCTGATCGGAACGCTCGAGGATTGGCAGGCCGTTCGCCTGACTCAGCGTGGCGCGTCCGACCGTTGGGTGTCGAGCTGGGGGAAGCGTGACTCGGCCGACTCCGAGACATGATACAATAGGTCGACCACCCCAACACACACACACACACACGACTCAGGGAGAGCACGTGGAAACGAAGCAGACCGGCTACACACCTTGACACCGAGTATGCGGAATGGGCTACGGACGTGGACAACTGGGGGTCGTCTCATAGGCGTCACCCATCAAACTGACTACCCACAACCAGAGAGGAAGACAGAATGACATACGACCACTTTCATAGCTTCGTTAGCCAGGAACTAGAACGATGGAAGACGACGAGAGGCGAGGTACTCACCCAGCAAGACGCGTGCTCCATCGCGTTCGTCCTTGACGCGGCGAACGGATCAGCCCACGTGGAATGGGTTGACGATGACGGCCGCCACCTGCGAGGCACGGCGCGACACGTTGTTACTGACTCCGAATCGGCCAATTTCCTACGGGCCGATGAGGATGTCCGCGGGTCGCTGCTACGGATAACAGAAGTGCGGGGATTCGACGTGTACATTCCCATGGCCGATGTAGTGGACAAGCTCCAGCGCGGATACTTAGGCCTCACCCCATGAACCAGGCGACCCTGACGACATCGGGTCGATCGCCGCTCCCGCAAACCAACACAACCAGAGAAGGACTAACCATGCGAAACGACTACTACGGTTCCCACAAATACGACTCTCCGTTTACCGCCTTCCTAGACCAGAACGATACCTACTCGGCTGAGACAGGCGATGTTGACTCACCCACAGGTTGGGTCGGTCTTGTAGGTCGCAACATCGTCACACACGACACCCAGGGTTTCGTGACAAGGTACCGCTTCACGACAATCACCCACGCAGCTCAAGCGTTCGCAGACCTTGACACCGAGTATGCGGAAAACGGCTTGACATGGGAGGACTAGCGCACATCCACGACATTCTGGGAGGTATAGCCTGGGTCGCACTCGCGACTCTGGTTCATAAGCTGGACCCGAAAGGAACACGATGAAACGCTTCCTCATCCTGGCTACTGTGGTAGCCATTCTGATCCTGACCACAACCGCACGTGCGGCAGCCACAAAGCCACCAGAACACCGAGTAACCATCTGTCATGCGACGCCACCAGATACCGCCACAAACGGTTGGATCACGATTACGGTCGATGTAGCCTCGGCGGGCTATCAACATGCGGAACATCAATCGGAACATGACGCGGACATCATCCCGCCATACACCTATGAGACCACTACCTTCGCGGGTCAGGGCAATCAGTCGATCCTTGCCAACGGATGCAAGCTCATACCAACCGCGCCGCCAGTGGTAACCACCACCACAAGTACGCTCCCTGAGCAGCCAGTGGTTACCACCACCACAAGTACGCTCCCTGAGCACACTTGTGAACAACTGGGAACGTGCACAGTAGACATCGGCGACCCTGCCAAAGCCTACCAAAACACCGTCCCAAACGCTCCCGTTTCGCCTGTTTGTACGGAGGATATGCCATGCTGGAATTGCTCGACCATGGGCAATCGCATTTGTGGCAAGACAGTCTCACTAGCTGAGACGGGAAACTCGCGGTGGGTGCTTGGTGCAGAGGTGCTTATAGGTATGTTCTGCCTATGCGTCGGACTCTTCCTGGCACTCGACCTGTGGCAGGACGAGGGTCCCGACGATCGCGACGGGTGGCGCTTCTGATGACCACGCGACTTGTGTATGTCAAACTCCAGTGGATCCTTGACTATTGCTCTACCTGTGACTGGAGCCATATCTGGTGCGATGAGCACGAATACTGCGATTCTGACTTACGCCGAGATCGCATTAGGGCCAGGAAGGCGCACCATCGCGACGTGGAGCTAGTGCTCGATCTCGCACTCGGCTCGGGGGAGTGCGACGACATAGAAGAGAGTATGCGATCCCAGGGATGGGATGCAAGTAGGCCCATCTGTATTAGCTTCATCTATGAGATGTATGAGGGAATGCCGACTATCTGCGATGGTCACCACCGTCTGGCGCTCGCGTGGGATATGGGCCTAGACCTAGTGCCTGTGCTCTTCACGAACACCCGCACCGCGCGATCCTCGCAACGGGGGCACGCGGTAGGGCCAGACCGAGGCTACATCCCTCTAGAACAACTTTCAGCGTAGCTGGAATGCAATGCTTGACATCCATGCAATGATGTTTAGACCACCGACCGAGGGAGACACTAATGGACATTGCCAAACACTTGATCAAGCAGGGTCCGATCGATCCCGACGCGATGAGCATAAGCGACGCACAAGCGTTGTGGGCCCATCATAGGACCCAGAACGGATACGGGCCCAAAGCACCGCTACTGACGCCTCCAGACGCCAATGCGAAATTCCACAAGACACCCGCGAAAGTGTACGGCCTATCCCTGGCACCCGATAAAGCATCGGGACATCAGGCTTGTAGGTACTCGACCCCCGAATGCCGTTCGGGATGCGTAGCCTTCGCAGGACACGGTGAAATGCCTAGCGTGATCAGGGCTCGAATCTCTAAGACCGAGTTTCTTCGACTGCAACCTCAAGCATTCGTGACCATTCTGGGCCACGAGATTAGCAAGGCGGCGGACAAGCACGGCGACACGCTGCGAGTCAGGCTAAATACGTTCTCCGACCTTCCATGGGAAAGCATCGCACCCGCCTTGTTCGTGACACGTGTCAAGTTCTACGACTACACAAAGTGGCCTATGGGATCACGTCTAGCTCCTGGGAACTACAAGCTCACGTACAGTGTGAGTGAGAACACGAAAGAGTCGGAAGCTCGCAACCTGCTCGCCGCGGGTCACAACATCGCAGTCGTGTTCGACACGCTGCGAGGTCAAGAACTGCCTAGCACGTGCTACGGGGTTCCTGTGGTTGACGGAGATCTATCGGATGATCGCACGTATGACCCTGCCCGCGTTGTTGTCGGGCTAAGGGCTAAGGGCAGAATGCGCAAGGTATCGGGCAACATGGTTCACCTAACAACACACAACGGAGGTATATGACAATGATGCACTGCAGACACGACAGGCTACGGGTGATTGACGTTGCCGATAATGGAGACGTTGTCGCCTACTGCGACGACTGTGGACGCACGGTTAGGTGCGATGACGAAGGGAACCGCGAATGATGCAGAACAGTGAATCCAGGAAGCGACACGAACCCGCGCCGCTGAAGGACATCACAGGCGAGGATTATGAGGCGGGTTGGCTAGCGGGCTGGACGGCGCACTCCATCATGTTCCCGCCCAAACCTGCGGTGAGGCCAGAGGTTGTCGCAGAACGTCAGACACAGTTCCTGGCTTTTGTCCAGGACCTCAGCAAAGGCGGGTCGATATGAATCCACGAGAACTAGAGCGACGGGTCCGAAAGGAATGCCTAGACATTGCAGAGAGCAACGGCGTTACCTGGCAGGAAGCTTGCGCCATCGTGGACGAGGCTATGGACTGGCCAGAGGGAACAGCTCAGCGCCATGCGTCGAGCAAGAGCGCGTGCGAGACTGGACGCTGACCCGTGGAACGTGCACACGCCGAGACTCACCGACCCATCCCGACCCTACTGGAAGAAGGATCTATGAACTTAGATAATATCTACATCCATAAAGGCGGCAGCGAGACGATCGACGGTAAGCCGTGTGTGATGAACTTGGTGCACGCGGCGTGGCTGATCGAACAGCACGGCTCGATCACCCAGGCGCTGACGGACCAGCCCGTCTGCACCGAGAATCTGATCGCTAAAATCGCGATCAGAGTAAACGATCGACTGGCCGACGAGGATCGC